TTAGCGGTTCAACGCCCTGACGTAGGCCTGACAGGCCTGCAGGGCGATCAGTCCCCGGTCGCCGGCATCGGTGATGCCGACAATTCGTTGAGCATGCGCCGGGTCAAGTCGGGCTCGCGGGGCTCCATGAACCAGGCCGCCGGTGGCGGCGGTGGCAGGCACTGAGCAGTCGGCGGCGCTGTCGTGGGCGTCGAGGAGGACTGACAGGCGCAGATCAGCAGTGGCAAGACGGTCGCGCAGGCGACCTTGATCACGTTGTGCATCGCTCAAGGCTCGATAGTGGGTTTGATCGCTGGCTTGCAGCTGTTGCTCCAGGGCCAGGTGTTTGTCCTGTTCGTCCCGCTGCCGGGCAGCGGCCGCCAGGTTCAGTTGATTCAGCGCTTCATCGTGCAGCCTGGCCTGCTCCGCCAGCTGCCGGCCAAAACGCCACTCCTGGGCCTGCCAGGCCAGCGTCCCCGCAACGCCGGCCACCACGGCCAGCAGCACGACGACAGCCATTGCCCGGTAAGACAGCGGCATCAGGCCGAAGGCTGGCATAACACCTCCCGCGCCCGCGCCCAGAGTTGCAGGCGGTCCTCCAGCCCGTTCAAGCCGCCGTTGATACGACGGGTGATGCTGTTGAACTGGTCACGGTCGGCCAGTTCATTAAGGCCGTTCTGCTGCCAGAACCAGGCGGCCGACTCGGCGGCCCACTGCGGTTGTTCCAGCAATTGCGGCAACGCCAGCAAACGCTCGTCGCCGAACAGTCCGAGGCTGCATTGCCGGTAGTTGTCGCGACCGGTGACCTGGATCAGACCACGGCCCCGGTATTTCTGGCCGTCGCCATCGGCCTCCGGGGTATTGCCCAGACGGGCCGCCAGGCTGCCGGTGTCGTATTTGCTCAGGTACTGGTCATTGCCCAGCTCCCGCACATAACGCAACTGCCCCGACTCATGACCGACCTGCGCGAGGAAGGCGGCCATGCGTTTGGGGGTGTTGATATAGCGGTGCGCCATGGCGGTGTTAAGCGCAGAAACAAAAACGCCCGCTTGGGAGCGGGCGTTGGGCATGATCTTGAGGAGTTGTCCCTCGGTCACAGACATTAGTCTCTCCCTGACTTGGGTTCATTTACTACGGAAGAAGGAGCGCAGTGTTTTCAGCGGGCCGCGGGGGGCCTCAAGGTTGAGCACTGGCCACTCAACTTCAAAGGGATAGCCCGGCTGCTGCTCGATACGGTTCAAGGCAACGCAGTAGCGCTTCCACTCCAGCAAGGTGGATTGCTCCTCGGACGAGGCCTCTCCCAGCTCAAGGGCGTATTGAAGTGGGGCTATGCGTAACGACGCTTCACGTAAACGACTATCGCGCTCCGCCTGGGTGCTTTTACTCTCAGCAGCAGATTTCGCCTCTTCATCCAGCTTCCAGTCACCCTCTACCCATATAAAGTGCTTACCCGGCCAAGGCTTGTCGGTAAAACCAACAGGTAACTCCCCGAGTTCTGTCCACTGCGTCAATGTGCCCGTTTGTATGTGGTAGATCGTGCCGCGCCGATCAGGTAACTGTATTGGGGCATTATCTATCCACGCCCATACGTAACCACTTTCAGGTTCCGGAAGTTCATGAGGCAGCTCCACCGCGTTACTCGGTAACTGCACACCGAGACCGGGAACAGCTGGAAACGTCACCGGCCCCACTAAGGCTTGTACTTGATTGATTAGATAATTAGCCATAAAAACCTTAAATAAGCTTGATTCGCCCCGGATAGGCAATGTTTCTGGGACGAGCAACGCCGCTATGATTCATCAATTCAGAATCAGGTAGTCTTGTCACAGTAGAGGCATCCGGCCAGATGTACTTAACAGTACATCCCGGATATGCAGCCAAATTGCCAATATCGAAGCCCAGTTGCTTTCTCTGATTAAGCATGTCGGTAGCAAATATGATGTTGTCTCCTATGCCATTATCCCCATGCACTAGGGACCCCGCCTGCCATGAACCTGGAGTACGACCGGAGTCGACTGTATTGTCCTCGGACCAGACCCGCAGAAACTCACCACGCGCCTCGGGTGTCCGGAAAGTAGTAACCCCATCCCCGGGAGACCAAGCCCCAGCTCGGTCACTTTCAGGACGTAACATTCCAGACTGCTGGGCGTGATCCCACAACCAGGGCCATTCCGTACGTTTCAGGGTTGATCCATTCAAGGCACCATATCCACCAGGGGCCAGAACCACCGTAGTTTCAAATACAGGTCGCCCCAGAGCGGTGCCATCAAATCGTCCGACCGGCCACCAACTACCGCTCCCATCGCTGCGTAAATGCCACCAGTCACCAGCCCCCATAAGCACCAGGAAGGGATAACCGGCAGAACGCAAATGAGTGTGGAACTTGATGTTGTCGGTCCCCGAACATTGCACTACCAAGCGGTTACCGCTGTTGTCCACGCGACGCACAATAACGTCACGCACACCTAAACTTGCGTTGCTGGGAGGAAGCGTTATCGACACTGTATCTGCTGCACCATTGATGAGTAGCAAACCCAGTTCGTCAGACTCCAGCAATCTGGAAACTGCAATATTCTTCACGACTGAAAGCATCGGGCTTGCTTTACCAACAATAACTTTCAATGCCTTCAGCAACTGAGCGTTATCGTTCTCATCCGGTGCTATACCTGCGCTTTTTACTACCGAGAGTATTTCTTGAGTTACACCATTGCCCCATGCCGCAGGGATCAATGATCCTGGAACACCAGAAACTGCATTTTCATCAATAAATCGACCATCTACCAAGCCAACACTTGGAACACTAATCGGATAATCCATTACTTAACCTTCTACCTCGAACATGATTGATCTTACCCACAACTCCCCCTCCACTAGAGATGACACGCATGAAACATGCTTCAACCCAGCAATACCGTCGAATAAAAACGATTCAAGTAGTACACTTGGGTAGAAAGTCCAAAAATAGTTTCTATAAAAATACTAATATCCCGACAACCACTCAGGTGGCGCTGGGTGACTTTCTGGAGTTGGAAAAACTGGGAGTGGGCCAGTCACGTAAAGACTGAATACAATTCAGAAACTCGTGAGACTGAGCCTCGGAAAACGTTGTATTTCGATTAATCAGCTGTTCATCAATATGGCGTTCGCAAAGCGGGTTCAGTAATCAGCATGGATGAAAGTCCTCCATCGCAAATATCTGCAAACTAGCCTCACTCACCAGGAGCCTCGGGCCACTCGACAACCGTTGGAAACCCCTCTTGCTCCTGCACTCGCGATAGCAGCACCCGGTACTTTTTCCAGGCACTCAGGGAGACCTTCTTGGTAGCCAAGGCTGCGATTTCCTTATCCGTGGCAATTTCAAGTTCCACGGAATCCTGCAGGATATTCACGTCGGCCTGTAACTTCTCGATCACGGAGTTGGCGACAGCCGTCAACTCGGCGCGTTGTAGCAGCATATTGCTCTTAATCACATCAACCCCCGGTTCGGCGATATCACCAAATTCCAAAGCCACTGCACGATCAAATAAGTCCCGACCATGAGATTCCGGGTCATTTGGAGAGGCAGTAAATATGATTTCGCCAAGAGAGTCCTTGGTATCTTCAAATGTCACATACAGGTTAAGCGTTGTATGTGCCACGTCATTCCAGCAAGGTGTGTGAGCACTTAGTACTTTCATCATCTCAAGAAACCCTCAAGCATAGAGTTGTAGAGTCGGAGCTCGCGCCGTCTGTATTTCTGACCCCACCCATAATTCGCCAGGTGCCAGCAGGTGCGCCGCCCCAGTCATTGCCATCCGCAGCTGCGTATCTGCAATTCACACCCGCTACAAGTGAGCTAGGTCCGGTACCGCCACCGCCACCAACAAGCAGGAGTGCATAGGAGCCTACCGCGCCCGTGCCGGCCGTGGACTGCGCAGCTACTGCCCTCCCGTTACCGATGTGATCAGTCCAGATGGTTCCCAAATCGAAAGCATCTACTTGCGCCCTGAGACCCGAGCCGTCAGTAGCCCAGCCCAGCATGACCTGATTGGAGCCCTGAGCATTCCCTCCCCCCTGGCGTACAGGGGTATAGCCGAGCTTAAGTTGAAGAGCATAAACACCATTATCGGAAGCCCTTCTGAAGTAGGGAGTGTTCGGGTCATTACTTGCAAAACCGGCATAGGTAATCCCATCCCTTAGAACACGTTCACCTAAAAAGGAATTAACCTGAGTCGCGGTATATGCGTCGGTAATGCCATAACCACCCAGAGTAGTCGCAGCCCTGGCCAGCCCCACATACTCGTTATTATTTTTATTGCGCATATAAGGCGTTGCCGAGTTACCGCTGGCAAAACCGGCAATGGAACAAGCATCGGAACTGATTTTTGCATCCAGCAAAGTATTGGCTGCTGTTTTGTTGTACACCTCGGAAACATCGGCCTTTTTGGCAGGGTCGAAGTTTCGCGAACACCACAGGCTGCCAAAGTTGGTGGCATCGACCTGGATAAGAACGTTCTGCCCATCCCAACCGATATAAACAGCGTTGGTTAGTTGGGTACCGACCCCACCCTGCTTGACGAAGGCATTGTTCGCCGCCGTTTTGCTGTAAGCGTCAGTAATCGCATAACCGTCCAGGGTGGTCGGGTTCGATCCCGATGTGACCTGGCCGCGTGCATTGACCACTACTTTCCGATACTCCCCGGCAGCCACACCGGTGGGCCCGGCCATCAGTTCGAAAACCAGGGGCGTGGCGCCGACGGTAATCGGCCCTGGAGTGGTCATTTGCCAGATACGCGACTTGTTAACCTGCCCTTCATCCGTCCCGACAATAAAGTTAGAGGTCACCTGATAATCCAGCGCCGCATCCGGTGCTCGCGACCAGGAATCGGCCGAAACGATATAAAGCCCGTTCTGCGCCGCATTCGCCTGGTCCTTGACCAACACACGATCGGCGACTGTGAGCTGCACGCCATCGATGGCTTGCAGACCGCTCAAGGCAACGGAGCCCGTGGTGGCGACACGCACAGAGTCCTTGAAATCCCGGGCAGCGAAACTCTGGATCGCCTGCAGCAACTGAGTGGTCGATGCCTCGTCGGGGACCAGGCCGGCCGATTTGATGACGTTCAGGATCTCCTGGGTAACCGCATTGCCCCAGGTAGCGGGAATCAATGATCCCGGAGTACCTGCCACCGGGTTTTCATCGACAAACTTCCCATTCAGCAGCCCGACCCCGGGCACGCTCTTTGGATAATCCATTGCTCTATTCTCTAGTCATGATTGATGTTCACCAGCCCATGGGCCGGAGCACTGTGTTGAATCAGGTATTGCAGAGCGCTGCCGGCGCCTTTCACGAAGTGCTGGGGCCGAAACGCCGGCCCAGCGACAGCCATCCGCCGGCGCTGAGGGGTCAAGTGAATTACGTCCTCCAGGTGCCGAAATGATCGAGCGCCCCATGCAAGGCGCATGGAGCCCGATAACAGAAGCGCTCGGATAATCCAGGCTGCGGGCAATTTTGACGAAGTACGCCGCGCTCTGATTGCCTCTGGCGAGCAGGCACCGCAACGCTGAAACTCACCAAACCGTTGGCCGCCTGGGCGGCCTTGGACTGGACGGCTGCAAACGCAACACGGCGTTCCAGTTCAGTTGCCGGCAACCTTGCGAATCGCCTCAATCGCTGCCTCGCAGGCGTCTTTCGCAGCCTCCTGCTTGCCCTTGCCGGCCTGGGCCCGGATGCGCTCTTTTGCCTGCAAGCGCAGCGTGCGAAGTGCGAGCAGCTTGCTGTTGAGCTCAGCCGCCTTGTCGAGAATCTGGTCGGCCGCTGCCTTGGCGGTACGGCCTTTCACTACCCAGGCGCTTACCGCGAGGGGCACTGCCTTTTTCGGGTAGCCGGCCTCCTTGAACGCCTGGGCGTCGCTGGCGGCCTGGGCATACTCCATGGCACGCAGCGGGTCGCCGCCGAGCATCTGCCGGGCGGCGTCAGCCTCCGCGTCCACTCGCCGGCAAAGTTGCTCCGCCTCCTGTTCGGCGATTGCCGCGGCCTTCGAGGCGTCCAACGACCACTGACTACCGTCCCAGTAGTGAGCTGCAGAGGGTGGAGTTCCATCGGCCCGAGTCAGTTCGCCATCCAGCACGAAATGCAGCGCATCTTTCTGCTTCCATTGCTCGGCCGTCACCTGCAGGACACTATTGCCCTCGGCTGTCGCCGCGTAGGCCAGTACTTCAGTGTCTTGCCACTCGATGACCACCCCGGACGCAAGGCAGTAAAGAACTTGCTTAGTCATATGTTCACCACTCAATGATCATCAGACCAGGAGCACCACGCCCCCCCGAGACGGCCAAAGCACCAGATATATACCAGCCTCCCGCGCCGCTGCCGCCAGCCCCGAAGCCGTAGGCATCCCGTGCCGCATACCCTCCCGATGTTCCATACCGACAGGCGCTACCACCGCCACCAAATGGCCCGCTTGCGCCAGCCCCCGACAGTCCTGCCGTCACCTGGGCCTGAGAGTCAGTAGCATCGCCACCGGCGGGAAATCCCTCTCCCCCTCTGGGACCGGCCACACGGTCTACAGGAAGATTTGCCCCCGAGTTACCGGCGCCTCCGCCACTCAGCACCAACAAAGCACCCCCCACACCCACGAGCGTGTTTCCTCCGCTTGTCGGGTTACTGACTCCGCTGACGCCCCCCACACCCGCCGCTCCAATCGTGATGGGGATCACTTGGCCAGGAGTGACGGTGACGGGTACCTTGATGGCCGGCTGGCCAGCACCACCGCCGCTGCCGCCGGATGCGGATCCGGTCGTTCCAGCTGGACACGAACCGCCACCACCCCCACCCGCACACCCACTGAGCCAGATCTTCGTCACGCCCTCCGGCACGGTGAAGCTGCCATTGGCGGTAAAGCGCTGAATGCCCAGCCCCGCGCTCTTGCGGCTGATGCTGCGGATCGCGCTCAGCAGCTGCGTCAGGTTCGCCTCGCTGGGTGTCAGGTCAGCCGCCGTGATCACGGCCAGCAGTTCCTGGGTCACCCCATTGCCCCAGTCCGCCGGAATCAGCGATCCCGGGGTGCCGGTCAGCGGGTTCTCATCGACGAACCTGCCGTTGACCAACCCGGCACTGGGCACACTCTTCGGATAATCCATCGGTCTATCCCCTAGTCATAATTGATGTGCACCCGCGTATGGGCCGGTGCACTGCGGTGGATCTGGCATTCCAGGGCGGAGCCCGGGTTCATGCCGAAACGCTCGCCCCAGTAACTCGCGCCAAAGCGCCGGCCCAGGAGCAGTCGTCCACCGGTGTTGAGCGTCCACATGAATTGCGCCTGCCAAGTGCCGAAATGCTCGTCACCAAACCGTGCGCGGCCCATGCGCGGGGCTTCGTGCTCGGTGATGGTGGCGTTCGGATACCCCTGGCTACGGGCGATCTCGATGTAGTAGGCGAGCGCCTGGCTGCCGACGGCCAGCAGCCGCCGGCGCACGGCCAGGCGGCGGTCGTCGAACAGCGGGGTCGCACCCAGGCAGGGATCGGGCAGGTTCATCACCTGTTCCCAGTCCGGTACCAGCTCGCTGGCGCCCGCCGGGTCCATTTCGTTGAGCAGGTCGGCGGCGCGGGCGTCGAGGCGGGCCAGTTCCTGGGAGACGCCTTCGAGCACCTCCTCGAGTTCCGGCACCCGCTCCGGGTCCCAGGCCGGGCCGCTGGGCAGCAGACTGCGCAGTTGGCTCTGGTACTGCGCGGCGGTTCTTACTCCAGCCATACGCAACCTCCGAACGTCAGCAACTGGTTACTGGCGGCGGGGACATCCGCGGCCGGCGCGCTGAGCCGGTGATCGTTCTCGCCGGCGGCACTGCTGATGGCCTCGCGGATATGGCTGATCAACAAGGTGTCGCCCAGGCCGGCCTCGCGGTTGTGCAGATCGCGCAACTGCGCCTCGACCGCCGCGCGTACCGCGCTGGTGTCCGGCGACAGCCGCAGGCTGTAGGTCACCGGCAATTGCTGCGGCGCCAGCACATGCAACTCGGCCGTCACCGGGCGCAGCGGTTCGATGTAGGCCTTTACCTCCGCCAGTTGCTCGGCATTCGGGATCGGTTGCGCATCGTCGTCGCGCATCACGAACAGGCCCACGGTGCCCGGCCCCAGGTAGCTGCCACGGCACCAGGCGCGGGTAATCCCCGGACACTCCAGCGCCCAGGTTTCATAGTCCTGGGCCGAGCCGCCGTGGGGGATGATGCGGTAGGAGCGGATCACCCGCGCGCGCAGCGATTCCAGGCTTTCCGCGGCGACGCCGCCGCTCAGGCCGGGGGCGAGCACGGTGAAGCTGTTGCCGATGCCCTGGATCGGTTGCACCGGGATCAGGTCCAGGCCGGCCTCGGCATTGCCCAGGGTGCCGGCGTCGAGGGCCTGGACGGTGGTGCTGTTGTTGCCGGCGCTGGTGGTGCGGGCGGCGGTGACTTTGTAGGTGCGGCCGTCACTGGCCTGCAGCAGGGTATCGACGTCCAGTACGGCGCCCGCCGCGGCGCTGAAGCTCACCGAACCGCTGGCCGCCTGGGCGGCCTTGCGTGGCTGGTTGAGGCGCAGCGCGGCGATGCGTTCCAGGGTCGACTCGTCGGCCTTGTCCGGCAGGATCTGATCGGCGATCCAGTCCAGGTAGCCGTAGAGGCCATAGGCGGCGCCACCGAGGGCGCGGGCCAGCACTTGCGCATCGGACTGGCGCAGCGCATCGCTGGCCAGGTCGCTTTGGGTGCGCTTGATCAGCACCGGCAGCGAAGGGGTATCAAAGGGCATAGGTCACCTGCCAACTGTTATCGGGGTTGATGTCCAGGCGTTCACCGTTGGCCAGGACCAGCGTCGTGCGCAGGTTCAGGCGCTGGTCGTCGAGACGTTCGCTGATGATCTCGACGGCGCTGCAATGGCCATCGTCGATCAGCCATTGCAGGGCTTCGCGGGCATAGAACTCGGCGTCGAGCTGGGTCTGGCGGGTGAGCTTGACCCGCCGCAGCAGCCACAACCGCGAGCCGATGCGGTCGTCGGCCACGGTGGGGAAACTGTCGCCCCACCAGCCGAAGCGCTCCTCGTCATCCAGCGGGTCGTCGTCTGCCGCGCGGCGCCAGGTGAACAGGCTGATCAGCACGGCACGGGTCAGTGCGCGATGCAGGTCTTGGCTGATGAACATCATTGGCCTCCCGCCGGCGCGCCGGTCTGCCCGCTACCCGACTGCACGCCGCCATGCACGTGCTGGATCTGGCTGATGCCGCCAGCGACCTGATCGCCCTGGGAGACGATCTTGCCGGTCTGGGTCAGGGTCGGGGTGTCGATGTGCACCGCGCTGCTGGCGCGGATATTGAGGGTGGCGGTCTCGATGTCGATGATCCGCCCGCGCTTGAAATGAATCTTGTCGCCTTCGTCGGTGTAGATCGCCACTTCGCCGGGGGCCAGGGCCTTGAGGCGAAAACGGCGGTCGGCGACCACCAGCACGACGGCATGGGAGCGATCGCCGCCGAGAAAGGTGGCGATGCCTTCGGCGCCGGCCAGCGGGTTGCTGGTGAAGCCGTAGGGTTCGAAGTGCTCCATGTCGTCGTTCACTTCGCCGGCGGTCAGGCGCATTTGCAGCGATTGCAGTTTGTTGGCCGAGTTGGCGAGCACGACGGTGCCGCGCGCCAACAGGCGTGTCAGTAGGCTCATGGTTTTTCCTTGACCTCTGTAGGAGCGAGCTTGCTCGCGATGGAGGCAGCACGGGGTGTCAGGCGGAGCGCTATCGCGAGCAAGCTCGCTCCCACACATGCATAAGGGGAACGACGTCAGGTTTTGGGGGGCACGGGGCTGGCGTCGAAGGTATGGGGCGGCGCCACCTGCAGGGTGGTGATCGAGCCCTGCTCGGAGAGCGAGTAGGTGACCTTGGAAATCAGCAGGTCCTGGTCGAAACCCAGCACCGGGTCGATCACCCGCACCAGGGTGTTGTGGCGCCACAGCTCGCCGTTGCTCTGGCGCCAGCCCTGCACCTTGTAGGTGCTGGTCAGGGCCTTGCCGGTACGGATGGCGCTTTCCCAGTCGGCCCGTTGCTGGGCCAGTTCCTGGGTCAGCTGGGCCGGCTCGTTGATCACCGTGACCCGCTTGCGCTTGGCCGTGCTGTCGCTGGCCACGCCCGACACTTCGCTGACCGCGGCGCCGCTTTTCTGGTCGTTGCCCTTGTGCTGGCCGATCACCCGGTACTCGGAAAACACCTGGCTGAAGTCCATCGGCGCACTGGCCGAAAGGATGTTCTGGCCCAGCTCCAGCACATCCACCGCGCGCCCGCCGCTGCCCGGCCGGGCCAACAGCACCCGGCCTTCGGCGTCGTCGGTGGAGAACACCCGGAACAACGTCAGCAGGCGGTCGATAGACTGGAACACGGTTTCCCCGGGCACGATGCTGTGGCTGCTCAGCCGCGTGGTTTCCGCGATCTCGCTGACTACACCAACGCCGTAGGACGCGGCCAGGGCCTGGACGATTTTCAACAGGCTCTGTTCGCGCCATTGGCCGGGCTGGTTGATCGCCGCGCAATCCACCAGGTCCTGGGTCAGGGAGCTGCCCTCGATGCTCAGGCCGATCTGCCGACCGTCATAGCTGATCGGCGCCTTGAACACATGGCCGCTGAGCAACAGGTCGGCGCCGATGCGCACCTGGCACTTGGCGCCGGGACGGATGCGCTGGTCCAGGGTCTGCCCGGGCCATTGCCAGGTCACGTCGAGCTTGAAGGTGCGAAACTGCCGCTCCAGGTCGGCGCTGATTTCGACGCTTTTCCAGCCGCCGTAATCCTGGCCGTCCACCGTCAACAGCACCCGGTTATCGAAGTTGCTCATGGCTCACTCCCCCGCCACTTTGACGTTGGTCGGCGGCAGGAAACCGGGATGGGCCACGCCGTTGCGCTGCTGCACTTCGGGCGCCCGGGTGGCGTCGCCGAACAGCCGGTAGGCGAGCACCACCGTCGGCAGGCTCTGCATCGGGTTCTTCACCACCAGCCGCACACCGGACGAAGCCACCGCGGTGAGGTGGCCGTAGACCAACTGGCGCAAGCCGTTGAGCACCTCGTAGTGCACAGCATCGGCTTTTTCCGCCGCCTGCCAGATCGCTTCGTTGATCGAGTTGCGCAGCGCCAGCACCTCATCGGCCACCGGCACTTCCGCACGGGTCACCGGCTGGATCGCCTGCTTGGCCAGCGACGGCGTGCCGCTCAGCTTGACCGCCGGGGTCGCCACCGGCAGCGACGCCACGGCCTGGGCGATCCGCACCAGCACGGCGTCCTGCACCAGGTCCGCCATGGCTTGCGCCGCGGCGGTGGTGTCCTTGCCGGTGGTGAGTTTCGGCGTGTCGATCTTCTTCACCGCCTCGACCTGCTGCGAAACGTTGGCCAGCACGCCGCGATAACCGTTGCGCGCATAGTCCTTGAGGTCCTTGATGTCCCCCAGCAAGCCCTTGAACTCGGCGCTGACTTCCTTGGGCAAGTCCTTGATCGCCCGCACCAGCAGATTGAGATCGCGGTAGGTGTCGATCAGCGGCTTGAGCTCCTGCTCGATGGTCTGGTAGACCTCCTTGAGGCTGTTGCGCAGATCGGCGATGCCGATGCGCGCGGCCTTGACCAGGGTCATGGCCTCCTCGAAGCGGCGCACCGCCGAGCCGATAAGGCTGTCGGCCGACACCAGCAACAACTGGCGGGTGTTGACCGTGGCGCTGGGGAACTGCAACGGCTGGTCGGGGTAGAACTTCAGGGTGAAGGTCACCAGGCCGCCGTCCTGGCGGCTCTGGGTCATCTCGCATTCACCGACCTTGACCTGCAGGCGCCCCAGCCACGGATGCACCAGCTCGCCACTGCCCTGCTCCAGCGCCTGGAGCAGCTTGTCACGCTGCTCCAGACAATCGGCGCCGACGATGAACGCCGTCAGGTCGTGGGTCCGCGCCTGCCGCCCCAGGCTCTCGTAGAACGGCAGGTCACGCTGCGGGTACTCGTGCAACTGGCCCTTGTGGCCGACCGGGGTTTTCGCCTGGTCGACCCAGAACCCGACGCCACGAAACGACGCCGGCAACAAACGATCACGCCAGCTCATTGGAACCTCCTAGCGAAAGTGAGCGATAGCCGACACGCGACGACAGCGCCACGCCGGGTTGGTTGATTTGCGGCGCGCTGGTACGCAGGCCCGCCGGGGCGTTTTCGAAACTCACTGTCAGCCCGCCCTGCAATTGCGTGCGGTTGTTGGCCGCGCTCTGTTGCAGCAGCGAGGTGGAGCTTTGCGGCAGGCTGCCGGAAAGCGCCGAAGAACCCGGTGCCGGCTGGCCACCACCGAAAAACGCCGGCGCCAGCGCACCTTTGCCTTCGGCATTGGTTTGCCGCTGCGCCTCGGTGAGGTTTTCCACCTTGCCGGTGACGCGAGCGACGAAGCCGGCGAACCCACCGTCGAACAGTTCCCTGATCGGCGCGATCACCGCCTGCAGCCGTTGCCACAGGCCACTGAACCACTCAGTGATCGGCTCCCAGTTCTTGATGATCTGCCCCAGGGGCGACCACTCGAACATACCGCGCATAAACTCGATGGCCGGCGCCGCCAGGGCTTTCAACACCTCCCAGAGGGCCGCGAACACGTCGCTGATGGGCTGCCAGTTGGCGATGACCTGCCCCACGGGCGACCACTCGAACAGGGTGACAAAAAAGTCCTTGATGACCTGTGCCGCGCTTTTCAGGGTGGCCCAGATGGAGTCGAAGTAGGTGCTGATGGCACCCCAGTTGTTGATCACCATCCCCAGTGGCGAGGTATCGAACAACCTGACGAAGAAGTCCTTCACCTGTTGCGCCGGACCTTGCAGGCCGGCCCAGAGCGAAGCGAAGTAGGCGCTGATCGCGCCCCAGTTGTTGACCACCATCCCCAGTGGCGAGCTGTCGAACAGCCCGATGAAGAAGGCCTTGAGCCGTTGCGCCGGACCTTGCAGGCCGGCCCAGAGCGAAGCGAAGTAGGCGCTGATGGCGCCCCAGTTATTGATCACCAGCCCCAGCGGCGAGCTGTCGAACAGCCCGATGAAGAAGGCCTTGACCCGTTGCGCCGGACCTTGCAGGTCAGCCCAGAGCGAGGCGAAGAAACCGCTGATCGCTCCCCAGTTGTTGATCACCATCCCCAGCGGTGTCCAGTCGAACAGGCCTTTGAGGAAATCCATCGCCGGAACGGACAACGCCTTGAGCAACTCCCAGAGCGCCGAAAACAGGCCGCTCAGGGGCGTCCAGTTCTCAATCACCAGCCCCAACGGCGTCCAGGAAAACACCTGCTTGAAGAAGTCGACCACTGACGCGGCCATCGTCTTGAGCTGTTCCCAGAGACCGGCGAAAAAGCCGGTGATCGATCCCCAATTGGCGATCACCATGCCCAGCGGGGTCCAGCCGAAGACAGTCCTCAACCCCGCCATCAGTTGCGTGGCGGCGTCCTTGATGCTTGCCCAGAGGGTGACAAAAAACGCCGACAGCGGCTCCCAGTTGGCCACGATCAGGCCAGCCGCCACCGCGATCCCCAGGGCGACCAGGCCGATGGGCGAGGCCAGCAGGCCGCTGCTGAACAGGGTCACGGCGGACGAAGCCAGGGTCATGGCGCCGCGGATCGCGGTGAAGGCCAAGGCGCCGGCGGCGAGGCCCTGGACCAGTTGCGGGTTGCTTTCAATGACCTTCGCCACAAAGCCCAGCAGCGGTTGCACGGCGGTCACTACCGAGTTGACCGCCGGCAGCAGCGCACTGCCGAACTTTTGCGAAATATCGTCGACGCTGTCGCTGAAGGCCTTCAGGTTGGTGCCCGTCTCGCCCAGCACATCCTTGGGCGGTTCGATGCCCTGCGCCACCAGCTTGGCCCGCGCCGCCTGGTTCTCGAATTCGATGGCGGAATTGACCCCCGCCACGAAGGGCGCGGCCAGGCCACCGCCCTTGATCAGGCCGGAAAAATCCAGCCCGCCCAGGCCGCTGTCTTCGATGCTTTTCTTGAAGTTGCTGACTTTCGAACGAACCTCGCCCAGCTCGGCGTCCAGTTTCTGCATGCCTTGCATGACCACCAGCATGTTCACCGTGGTCTGCACATGGGTCACGCTCAGGCGCTGTTTGATGCTCGTCTGATTCAAGCTTTGATTGATGTTCGCCATCACTGCACCTGCTGCATCGCATTGATCCGTTGCGCGTGCTCCAGGGACTCCCGGAGCACATCCAGTGGCCTGGCCATCATCTGTTCGGGGTCAACCTTCCAGAACCAGGCCAGGTCATAGGCAACCGCGATCAGGTCGCTGATGGCTCCGATGCCGCACTCATGAAAAAACTCGCGACCGCCCAGCTCAGGGCGTTGAGGTCAGCCAGGTCCAGCTGGTTGACCGAGGACGGAGGAATGCCGGCACAGACCGCGATGTACTTGGCCGCGACGTCCATGTCGAGGCTGACTTCTTCGCTCTTGTCGATCTTGTACGGCAGCGCCTTGATCGCCCGCACTTCCTGCACCGTCGGGCGGCGCAGGGTCAGTTCGGTCAGCGGTTCGCCGTGGGCTTCGATGGCCACACGCAGCTTTACGCTATCGCTCATTGCCAGGTCCCCTTGATGCCTTCGAACTTCAGTTCGATGCTCGCGTCGTCACCCTTGGAAACCGGCTCTTCCACCAGGTAGGCGCCGGCCAGGACGTAGACCTTGCCGTTGCTGAATTCGCAGGTGACGGTCATGTCGGAACCGGCCACCAGCTGCTTGAGCGGGAAGTCCGGGGTGTGCAGCGCCGTGACCTTGAAGGACGGGGCAATGTCGGTTTCCTTGTAGAAACCCGGCACGATGGTTTCCCGTTTCACGGACATCAGCGGTGCTTCGCAGCCGCCGTTGATGGTCAGTTGAGCGCCGTCCACTTTGACGTAGCAGGTGCCCGCAATCAGTTGACCCATGGTGTTTCTCCCAAAAAATGAGCCCGCACCAGGCGGGCTGGAAAAGCGCAGTGAAAGAGGCTCGGCTTAGGCCGCCGCGTCGTACTGCAGACGGAATTGGTTGAGCAGCGCGAACACTCGCAGGCCGTTGATGTAGTCCGGCGGGAACAGCACGTTGACCCGGCTCGGGTCCTGGCTGTCGCGCTCGACGATCAGGTGCTCGGCGAACAGCTCGGCGTTCTCCACATGGCCTTCCAGTTCCAGCTTGGCGTACTGGGCGATCAGCTCGCCGCGGATGGTGCTCGGGGTCACGATCGGCTGGCCGGCACCGAAGCGGGTACCGTCGGCGGCCAGTTTGTGGCGCCCGTACTTGCTGGTGATCACGCTTTGCAGGCGGCGCACGATAAAGGCCGACTGGTGCATGGTTTCGCTGTCCAGGTAGGAGTTGTCGGCCTGGCCGTAGGCGTTCTTCTGGTAGGTGGTGATCGAACGCTGGATGCGCACGTAACCGCCTTCGTAGTAGGCGGTGGCGATGCCGTAGCTGAGCAGCGACTGACGCTCGGTCAGGGTGAAACGCTCGCTGGCCGGCGCCGGATCGACACCCGGCAGGCTGCCGCTCTGGGTCGGACGGCTGGCATCGGCGGAGATGAACACCGAGGTGCGCGCGGCCAGTGCGGCGGCCTGCACCCAGAACGGTTGCGGTACGCCCGTCTCCAGGGCCTGGATGGTGATGTGCTGGTCGTTGCGGGCCTGACCGGCCGCCACCAGGGTGCCGACGGTACCGCGCTTGGCGCTGTAGACATGACCGAACAGTTGCTTGGCCCAGGACCAGCGACCGGTGTTGTCATCCATGACGGCTTGCCAGGCGTTGAGGGTCGCGGTGTCGGTCCACGGCATGCAGATGAACTCGAACGGTTCATCGCCCAGGGCCGCCAGGGCAGCGACCTGATCCGGCACGCCGGCGCCGCCGGCCATTTTGCCAACCGTCACGCTCAGGCCAGCCGGGGTTTCTTCGCCATTGCTCTTGCCCAGGCGGTTGAGCTGCAGGCTGATGTCGTTAGCGCTGTCGCCGGTCCACTTGGCGGTCAGGGTCAGGGTGCCTTCGACCGCGGCGGCGCTCACCGGCAGGTCGGCGGCGGCGTTGATTTTCAGCGCCAGCGCGCTGGCGGCCTGCGCCGCGGTGGCGGCATTGACGATGGCGGCCTGAACCCGCACACCACCGACATACAGGTTGAGCACGCCGCTTTCGCTGGCGGTGCCGGTGAACTTCAGCTCGGCCTTGGCCACGCTGCCTTCGACGTTGTGCAGCGGCAGGCACCAGATTTCACCGATCGGGTCGGTCTTGCGCCAGGTCTCGTACATGGAGGCGAGCATCGAGCCCTGACCGCCGATGCTCTTGGCCAGCGCGACGCTGGACACCAGCACCAGCTTGCCGGTTTCGGCCGGCGCGACGTTGTCGTTGACCTGGGCCACGATCAGTCGGCGCATGGCCGAAGACGCGCTATTGGCCGCCGAATTGTCCATCTCGGCGTAGAACAGCGGTACACGAATGTCCGCCGGAATATTGCTGAATCCGATCGCCATTATTTGGCTCCTTGTGGTTTGGCCGCCTTCGCGGCCTTGAGGGTGATATCGCCATCGGCCAGACGCCGGCGCCACCAGGCGTTGTCGTCGACTTCACGGCCTTCCAGCGGCAGCAGGTCGCCGGCTTCGGGGTCCGGCACGGCGCGGCCCGCGGCCGGCAGCACAGTGATGCGTTTGCTCATTGCGTTACGTCTCCAGAGAAAGTCAGTTCCAGGCGCCCGTCGGGCCCCGGGTGTTGCAGGTTGGGGTCCGCCGGATCGATGGCATCGACCCGCACCGTGACCCCGGTAAAGAACGGCAGGCCGTCCAGTTCACGCTCACGCCAGGTTTCCGCCGGCTGGCTGGCCAGGTTGCGTCCCAGCTGGAACTCGGCAAAAAAGCGCAGCTGATAGAACAACCGCGTGGCACTGAGCGAAACCAGCTCGCCACCGTCGTATTCGATCGGGTTGTAGTCCGCGCCCGGCTTGAACCCCACCAGCGCCCGCCACAACTCGGCCCGCAGGCTTTCGAGTTGCTCCAGCGCCTGCCGGGCATCGCTGGCATCCAGCACCAGGGTGATCACAAAGCGGTCGCGGATGGCCTGGCGGGTGACGTTCTGCCCGGTGCTCGGGCTGGCCAGATCGGCGATCGGCGTCACATGGGCACTGGGGGTGGGCAACGCGGTATTGCTTTGCAGCAGCGCGAGATCGACGCCGACGGCCACCTGATTGGCCAGGCCGGGGCAGTGATCGCGCAGCTGCGTGAGGATCGGAGTGATCTTCATGAAGAAGCTCCAGAATCGAATGAGATAAGAAAACCGAGGGCGATACCCAGCAGCCCTTGGCGGATGCGCAAAGGGCGAACGCTCCCCTCCCCCCAACATGCGCTTGAGCTTTATCAGGGGGGTGACAGGAGGAAGGTTGCGGACGCCAGAGAGATCAGGCCGCCGTTGCGCCGGGCAAACTCAGTCCGGCTGGGGCTCCAGGCATTTGGCCGAGAGGGTGCAGCGATAGCCCTGGGTACGGGAGCCGCTGGAGGTCACCTTCTTGATCGACCAGCGTCCCCGCATGAAGCCGGGCCAGGTATCGTCAAGCAGGACCAGCCCCTCGGCCGACAACGCCGGGTTGCCAGGGCACTCGATCTGGATATTGCGCGCCTCACGCTCCTGCCTGCGCATCTCGCTGATGGCCGCGGCCAGGGCTTCCTGCTCGCTGGCCCGGCGCTTGCCCAACTTGTTGAAGGGCGCGCTACCGACTTGCACCACTCGCTCCTTGGCGGCGGCGCTGTCCCACCAGGTGCTTTGGCAGCCCTGGAATTTCGAGCGACTTTCCTCATCGACCTTGGCCGAAATGAAGGCCGAATCCCCCGGGCGGTTATCCCGGGTCACCGACAAGCGCACATCCGGCAGCGTTTGTCCCGACAAAGACTTGACCTGACCGCTGCGAGCCAGCACATACAGGCCGTTCACCGGTTTGGTCACCGCGCCGTACTCCCTGGCCAGGCGCGTCAGAAAACTCATGTCGGTTTCGTTGGACTGATCGACATGAGCGATCTGTACCCCATCCAGCTCCGGCGCCACCCGCGGCGAAAACCCGTGGCGGGTGACCAGTTGACGAAACAGCGCGCCAAGGGTGATCGGCCCATGGCTGGCGGATCGGCGACGCCTGAAACCCGTCTCGTCGCTCTCCTTGAACGGCGCGGCGGTGGCCACCAGCACCAGGCGCATGGGGTACAGGAAGGGTGTGCGCCGGGCAATGATGAATTGCCCCTTGTCCACCATGCCCGACTCCAGGTAACCGACCCGCAAGCCGATGCGGCCGCCCAGGCTGGGCAATCCGTCGAGCCCTTCGGTATCGAGGGTCAGGGTCAGTTGATCGGATTCGATCCCGGCCGCGTCGATGTGCTGCCATTGCACCAGACGCTCATTGAGCAGCGCCGCGTTGGCGCCGTAGATCTCTACCGACGGCGTAAATCCAAGTGCCATGTCGCCTCCTTAATCCCAGACCGATACCGGCGTTGCGAGTACCGGCCGGGTCTCAAGCTCGGGCAGTTTCACCCAGAGCCCCGCCGGCAGCACCGGCCCATGCTCGGCCAGCCCTGGATTGAGCCGCCAGAGCGCTTCCTCGGCGGCATCGTCGTTGCGACCAAGCTCGCGGTAGAGCAACAGGTTCACCGAATCGCCAGCAATGCTTCTGACCTTACGCATTGATGAACTCCGTCAGTTCTATGACCCAGTCGTTGACCATCGCCGTGCCGTCATCGATCACGTAGCTTTGGCTCTCGGACACACTGTCGATTCGCCACAGGCCCCAGTTGCGGCCGATGCCATCGACCAGCGGCAGCGGCACCCGCAACGCCTGCAAGGCACGCAACTCATCGAGCCGCGTCATGGCGATCGCACGCATGGACTTGCCACTGATTGTCAGCCCTTGCAGGCCCTGACCGGTCTGGCTGGATTTAGGCTTGCTGGTGAGAATCTCCAGGCTCACCCAACCACCACCCGACTTGCGCACCAGGGAGCTGTAAGCGAACCCTCGCGACTGGCCGAAAATAAAACTGCCCAGCACCATTTGCTGTCGCATCAAACACCTCCATCGCTCAGGGCGGCACCGCGTCTTACCGCGAGTGGGTCGGTCATCATCAAGGGTATGAACTGCGCCCTGAGCTGTTGCAGCACGAGGTCGGCAATATGCTGGGAGCTGGCTTGATCGGGACCGCTGATCTGAATGACCGGGGCGAAGGTGATCGGCGGGCTGACTGCCTGACCGGCACCCGCCGGGTTCGCCGGCTGGCCGCCCACCAGGTCGTTCTTGACCTGCTCCGGCGAGCCGAGGCGATCGACCAGGGCGCCGAGTTTGTCGCCCAGGCTGGCGCCGTAGTCACCGCCATAATAGCCACCGAACAGTCCACCGACGGCCGCACCGAGAGCCGTTCCGATGATGGGCACGACACTGCCGATCGCCCCCCCCAAGGCAGCCCCCGCGGAAGCCCCCGCCCAGCCGCCACCGGCGGTTCCCAGGCCAGAAGCGAGCATCTGGGTATCGCCGGTCACCAGGCCTTCGGCGACATCCACCGCGGCGCCGAGGTACTTCGCCGGCCCAGGAGCCCTGCGGCTCAAGGAACGAACCGAGGCCTGCGACCCGGACAGACCGAAAGCAAAGGACGAACCCGCACCTGGAACAGCGGCCGTGGCTTTCAGTGCTTTCTGGGCAGCCTGTTTTTTTGCGGCCCTCCTTGCGGCCTTGCCTTTGGCACGTTGTTCCTGTGGAACATCGATGCTCGGACCGCTCGGGATACTCGGTGCACTTGGACCGCCCGAAGGACCTGGAGCGCCGGGCTGGCGAGTGCCTGCACCGTCGAGGATGCGTTTGGCACCGCGGTTGAACACCTCGTCTACCACCGCCTTGCCCTGCTTGCTGACCAGCAACCTCAGCGCCGCACCGAGCAGCACGAGGCCGGCCGTGACCTTGGGAAAGGTTTCGGCCAGTTCGCTGAGGCCATCCACCAACTCGCCAAGAGGAGTAAGCGTACTGTCGACTACCGGTGCCAACGCGTTGCCCGCGGCAGTGGACAATCGCTCGGTGCGGGCCTCGAAGGTGTCCCAGGTGGCTTTCTGGGTCTTTGACTGCGCCAGCGCCGACTCCCGTACCGAGCCCTGGTAATTCGACTCCGAGGGGACGTCTGGATCCGAGCCGGCTACCCGGGAGAAGGTCTGCTTGACGTCATCGAGATTCTGCGCCAGACGCAGCACCGCCTGATCGCCCTCGGCAAACAATGCCGTGGCCAGCGTCGACCGCTTCTCGGCGGGCTGCCTGTTCAGCGCCTGCAGCACCGATGCCACAGTTCCCCCAGCATCCTCGCGCAAGCCCCCGGCCACTTTCCCGGGGTCCAGTCCCAGCGCCTTCCAGGCCGCTTGCTGAGTCGCCGTTGCCTGATCACCCTTACCCAGGGTCGTGGTGATGTTCTTGAGCGCACTGCCGGCATCGGCCTTAGACGTATCGCTGTTGAGCAATGCCGCCGTGAGGGCCGCGGCCTGCACCGGCGCCAGGCCAACCGAGGTCGCCGCACCACCATGACGCTGGAGGATGGCGCCGATATCAGCCGCCTCGGCGTCACCGGGGACTTTACCCAGGTGATTGGTCGCATCCGCCAGATCCATGGCCTGGTCGGCGTTGAGCTTCATCGATGTGCGCCAGCCGGCCATCATCTCCCCGGCATCCGTGCCCGACATCTTGAATGCCGTCGCGGTGATTGCGGCAGCATCGGCAAAGGCCAGCAACGCCTTTTGCCTGGCTTCGCCCGAGCCTTGATCGCTACCGATCCCCGCCTTGGCCGCCGTGTATTCGATCCTTACCAGATCGACCGCCTTGGTTCCCCCGGCAGCAATCTGTGGAAGCGCAGCCATTCGCTGGTTTTCCACGGCCATTGTTTGGCGATCGCGCCCCTGGAAATCGACCAGGCGCCCCAGGTCGGCCATCGCCGAGTCCATGCTGATCGCAGGCTTGAGCAGGTCCGGCGGCTCGATGCCGCCGCCTGCCTTGCCCGCACTTTTTTGCTCGCCCTTGGCGCCGGCAGCCTGGCTAACCGTAATCACCTGCCGCAGACGTTGCGACGACAGGGTCAGGTTCAGGGCGTCGAGGCTGGTCACCAGCAACCCGATATCGACGCTGAGGGTATCCAGTGCCCGGTCAAGACCGGGTAGCCGATCCTTGGGCTGGGCTGCCAATCCACCCGACGGCGCGATGCTCGCGACGGGCGTGTTCAGGTCGACCGACCTGATGTCACCGAACGTCAACCAGCCTTCCTTGACGGCGGTGAACTTGAGCGAAAACTTATCGTCCGCCATCCCGCTCTACTCCTGTTTCACGCCAAGGCGAGTGATCGCGATGTCGTAACGGCGTAATGCCTTGCCGGCGTCCCATTCCAGGATTTCCGCTTCACTCACCGAGTAAATGAGCGGCACCACATCGAGTATCACTTCGATGTCGCGCTCCGAAAGAAGGCCGCCGGTTTGTTTAAAAAATCGTCGATGCGTACCTGCAGCTGGGTCCAGTCGGGCACCGTCAGCTGGGCAAGATCGGGAATCATCAGGCCAGTGCAATGGGCGGTGATGAACTCAGCGCGCTCCTTGGCCGTCTTGAGTTTTTTCATCGCTTTGGTCGCCCGCAGCGCCGGCATTTCCAGGGTCAGCGAGGTCACGTCCTGGCCGGCCACGGCCAGCGGCAGCAGCAGTTGCACCTGATCCGGGTTGTCCTCGTTGATCTGCTCCTCGGCCTGTTTGAGGAAGTGGGCGGTCGGACGGGTCGACATCTTGTGAACGTACTGCGCAATGCTCACGTAATCCGGTCGCTTGAGCTGATCCAGCTCTTTCACCGACAGGCCGGTGGCCAGCTTGGCCAGCTCGAAGAACTGATCGTCCTCATCGTCGCCGGCGCGGGCCAGCGCTTCTTTCTGCGCGGCGTAGAACAATGGCTTGAGCTGAATCTGCGCGATCTGCGACTCGTCGTCGGCGGTGATCGGGCACAGCAGGACATGGATCGGAGGCGTCCAGGACATGAATGAATTCCTATGTAAAAGGTAGGAGCGAGCAGGCTCGCGATAGGAGATGCACAGCGTTTTTGATGTAGGCTGTCAGGCCGTCATCACGAGCCGGCTCACCCCTACAGAGGGAGGTGTCGCGGGTTACGGCATCAGTACGGCGCGACGGGCATCACCGAGGATGTCGACGCCGTTGAACATGAACTTCTGGGTGCGCACGTCGATGTCGATCACCGGCACGCCGTTTTCCAGGCGGTTGTAGGTGCGGCAACTGAGCTCCAGATTGGTCTTGGGCTTTTCACCCATTTTCAGCATCGTCTCTTCCAGGGATTTCAACTTGCCGCCGACCGTGTGGTAGGTGAAGTAGGTGTTGCCATCCTGGTCCTGGCCGGCTTCACGCACATTCAGCAGAATGTCGTCGCCCACGCTCACGCCGAGGGCGAGCATGATTTCCGGACCTACGCCCTGGAGGGTCAGCTTGGCATTGAGCACCTTGCCGCCCTTGGCCATTTCTTCGGCGATGAAGCGCCCGCCGCGCATCTCTTCCATTTCGAATTCGATCTTCGGCGGGGTGAACTCTTCCACGGTCGCCGACAACGGCAGGCCTTGCAGGGTGGCCGCGATGGCCTGTCTTACGCGGTTGGTAAACATTAGAGAACATCCTCCAGGAACTGCTCGATGATTTCATCGCGGGCGTTGAGCTGATACACCATGTGCTCGTTCGGCGCGTAGCGGCCGTAGTCGATGACCACGTACCAGGTACCGTTCTTGTACTTCTCGACGCTGTTCAGCTCGGGGTGCAGGTACACGCTGCCGCCCGGGATGGTTTCGTCGGCGACCAGGGTCTGCAGCCAGTCGTTGATGCGCTTGACCTCCTGGTCCATGAAGGACTTGGTCAGGTTCTTGGCCATGGCTTTCTGCCCGGCCTTGACCAGCTTGCGGCTGATGGCATCCTCCAGGCCGACATAGCTGATGAACTTGCCGGTGATGGAGCGGTTACCCAGCAGCGAGAAGCCACCGAGCACGGTGCGGGCGTAGTAGCTGACGCCGTAGCGGTTGAGCAGGTCGCCCTCGGTCGAGGTGTCGAGGATGTTGTATTCCACGGTGCGCGAAACGTCTTCGGCGTAGGTCACCTGGTTGCCCGGGCTCTCCCACTGCTTGACCTTGGCCAGCGCAGCGATGGCCAGGCTCGACGGCGCCAGGAACACGTTCTTCTTGGCCGCCTTGGAGTACACGGCCGGCATGTTGTGCACCACCAGGCAACGGTCGAAGCCCAGGTCCGCGCCGCCCAGCTCCTTGCTGTAAGTCACCTGGTCGGCGACCGAGGTGTCCTTGCCATCCAGCACCACACGGGCCTTGATGCGCTTGCCGAACGAGGCGAACTCGCCAGCCACGGCCTTGGTGCCGGTGAAGCCCGGCGCGCCGATGATGGTCAGGTCTTCCGGGACGCTGCCCAGGGCAGCCAGGCCGAGCTTGCGGCCGGTGGTGGCATCGACGCCGCCGATCACGTTATTGACGGTGTCGGCCGGGGTCGCGCCCTCTTCGACGATCACCACATAGACCGGAACCTTGACCACTTTGAGGATCTGGTACACCGCCTGGAACAGAGTGCCCGACTCGGCACCGGTCGGGTCCAGCAAGGCCTGGGTGGTGAAGCTGTTGATGCGGAACGGCGCATTGCGCGGAATCAGCGGGTCGGCCTTCGGCGCGGTGCCGACCAGACCGATGACGTTGTCACCCAGGCCACCCATGGCCTCGGGGGATTCGGTGGCATTGACGGTAATGCCGTTGTGCTCGAAGTTCAGAACCTCAGCCATGGTTATTCAGCCTTCTTGGCAGCGGCCTTTTTGGCCGCGGTGGATGGGGTGGCCGGTTCGGCCTGTTGGCGCGTTTCAAGGACGCTGGTCAGTTCCAGGCGGCCGGCGGCACGCAGGGCACTGGCCTCGACATCGAGCAGTTCCAGTTGCTGGCCGATGCTCGACCAGTGGCCGCCGCCGGTGGGGAATGGCACGAGGACGGTGTAGGTTTGGCGGTTAGCCATTTCAGTCTCTCCAGATACGAAAAAGCCCCAGGTGAGTGAGGCTGTTGGGTGTTGTGTATTGCTTTGCGGATAAGAAAACGCCCCGTCGGTGCGGGGCGTTTATTGGAGCTGGTCAGCCAGCCACAGCGGTGCGGGGGGACGATGTTCACTCAACGGGAACTCACCAGCCTCCGGCCAGTTGCGGAGCGCTCGACGATAGACTTGAAGCTCCGTGTATTGATCTGTTGAAAGAGTGGTTGCAATACCCTCCTCCAATTCATCGCGGTGACGTGTCACAACTCCGTCAGTTGTAGAAAGTTGACGAGAGCGCCAATAGCGTTCAACTTCCGCGAGTTGTTCAGGTGACTGCGGTGGTGAGTCGATAAGGCCAGGGCGGCCATCCGGCATAACGCCGACGTATTTCCCATTTCCTTGGGCGAATAGCAGTGCATCACGCTCTTCAGCGCTAAATCCAATTGCGTCGCTAGGGATGAACTCACACACTTGATCATCGTAAAAGAACCCGGTGGCCGGGCTGAAAAAAACAGTCATGCTCTCCCCCTCACTCTCCAGAAGAACGACGCCGTCGCCCCGAACAAGTTACGCACAGTAAAAGTTCCTAAAGTTGAACCCCTTGCTTGCAATACAGGAGAGCTTCCGACGGCTTCGCCATTGGAGAAGTTAGCAAACGTCAGTTGAATATTGTTTGGAACGGCAGAAAGAGCGACGGGTAATGTAATAGTCACCTCAGCCCCCGAAGCAATCCCAACATACACGCCCCATTGATCGACGTCGCCGCTTGGTAGCTTCTGATAGCCCGTTGCGAACAGTGAGGCACCGAATAATGGGGATGTCCGTAGGGTTTCACTGCCGGAGTGGCAGCGCCACACATTCGCCTCTCGTATCGCAATGAAGTCCCCACCAGGCGACAGCGTGTAGGGAACTGTCACAGCCAAGTTGTTCATTGCCAGTTGATCCCCCTCGGCGACAGTCACCCGCGAGCTTGTGGACTGCGGCCCCGCCGATATCAACATCGCAGCCCCATCAGGTACAGACGAAGTTGCTGGCATTGCCACCGTGACACCGGCGGCCAGCTCCAGGCGCTTACCAAGATCATCGCCAGTCAATGTCCGGCTTGCTGAAATGCCGGTACCGCCTCTGAAGCTCCCGAGCGCACGCGCAACGAATTCCGTAGTGGCGAGTGCCTTTGAATTGTCGAACTGCGGCGCGGTATTCGCCGTTGGGTTGGTCAGCACCGGTGAGTTGAGCGGCGCAAATCCTTTGGTTATGTTCTGGAAGGTCAGGGCCGTAGTGCCGAGAACGATGGAGCCGTCTGTAACCAGTTGCCAGATAGTGTCGGCCAACAAGGCTCCTTCCTCGACGGAAACGATCAGCCCAGACGTAACCTTGACGCTTGCATCAGCGTCCTTCGAACGGGTCCAGGCACCGTTGGCAACAACATAAATGCCATTGTCCTTCGCCAGCGATTGCGCCTTGACCAGCACACGGTCCCCGGCAACCACAGCTACGCCATCGATCGCTTGAGCACCACTTAAAACGATATTGGTGGTGGTAGCGACCCGCACCGATTGTTTACTGTCGAGCCTGGCCAATTCATCGGCGACATAACCCGCCACCCAAGCCCGCGTCGCCTTGACCACCGTATCGTCGATCAGCAAGGTCACCAGCGAAGCATTGCTGGTCTCGAAAATCGAGCGGATATAGAACTCTTTCCCCGATCCCGAAGTTGCCAGCACCGGCTTGAACGACTCCGGATACTTGACGATGGCGTAGAGAATACCGGTGTCGGTCCACAGCCCCGCTTCACGCACATACCAACCACCGACTTCAGGTGGGATGGTCACTTCGGCCAGCAGCCAGCTGGGGTTTTTCTCGTCCTGGAACAGGGCATTGAGCGGACCGCGCCAGACTTCGCGCTTGAGGGCAGTGTCGGTCGCAGCCGGGTTGTAAACCGCGCCACCTCCGTCACCGACGGAAATCTGCGACAGCTTGATCGGTACGCCTGCTGCCTTGCAGGCGGTTTCGTAGGCGATCCCCGCATTCGTGAGCAGGGTGTAATAGTCGGCCATTTAGGACCCCTGAGGATAAATAGTGGATGTTTCGACGCTGTACAGTCCGGCGGCCATGAAGGCCTGGCCCGAGGCTTCAAGGCCCTCGACGACGATCGGGTAGATGGTGGTCAACTCGCCGCAGACGGTCGCCGCCCCGATGGAGTGGGAACCGAATGCGCTCAGGCCCACGGATACAGTCAAGGTGTCGCGTTCGCTTTTGGCATCCGCCAGGCGCCGATCGAGGCGCGCGTCGATCTCTTCGCTGTAAGGCCGCTCGGTGAAGGCCCTGACCGAAAAGCTGTAAGGCGCCCCCGGTGGGGTCTGCTCATACCAGGCGCGAACCTCGGGCATCAATTGCAAACCCTTGGCGGCATTTTCCAGCGCCTTTCGTGTGCCGGCCTGACGCGCGGTGGGCCAGGCCAGCTCGACCGTCAAACGTTTTTCGGCCTCGGGCGCTTCGGAGCGCCACTCGCCGACACCCCGATCAGCCGCGAGATAAGGCAAGAATTCAACCGGTGTTTCGGCGGGGCTCATCAGCTCCGGAAACGGCGGCGCGATGCGTTCGAGCAACCGGGCAAAACCCAGGTCGAGCGCTCTTTCCAGAGGCGAGCTGTTGACCGGCAGGAGACTCGGGTGAACGGCTTCATCCTTCATAGCGTGAGCACCTCCACCTCGACATCCGTGCAATACGGCGCCTGGAAAGCCGTCGTGACGATCGGCGCCAAGGGTTCGAGAATTTCCAGCTGCACCGCACCCGCGGCATGCAGCGTGTAATCGATCCAGCTCGGATCCACCCGCCCTTCCAGGCGATGACAGCTGTCCGCGTAGGCCTGTAGTTGCCGCTGTGTGGCGACCTGGGTCAGTCCGGAATCGGGGCCCGGGTTGATCTTGGCCACCACGCGGATCTTGTAGGGTTTGATCTGTGCCGCCTGCACCGTCACCCGATCCGTCTCCGGTTTCACGTCCGGTCGGGCAAAGTGTCGGCGCACGCCTTCGAGCAGGTCCTCGGACGGCGTGCCGTCGCCTTCCCGCGAGAGCACGGTGACCTGCACTTCTCCCGGTGCGGTACGGCGGCCGTTGCCATCCTTGACCTGAGCGGCGAAGCCGTCCGGATCGAAGGTGTAGGTGACGGTCACCACGCCCGCATCGGTGGAGTCCACTTTCACCGTCGGCCGCTCGCCGAGGGTGAACACCTCGCGGCGATACTGCATGCGCGAACCGGCGGCCGGCGCATGGGGCGCCAGGTAGTAGCGCAGGCGGGCATCTTGGTCGCTTTCATAGACCGCGGGGACCGGTGGAAAGGCCGCCGGATCGCCCGGGTCAAGCAACTGCCGCTCCAGGCCCATGTCCGCCAGGCGCGCATCGAGATTGCTGCCGGTGGCCCACCAGGCCAGCATCTGCTTGATGCGGGCGTTGTACTTGCGCTCATGGGTCTGCAGGCGCAGGCAGAAGGCTTCCAGCGCCAGGGTCAGCAGCTCGCTTTCGTTGGCCAGGCTGGCCTGCAGTTTCTGCGCATGGGCGGGGGAACGCTGGGCCACGTAATCGATGACGAAGGTCTTGAACTCGGCAAGCAGCGTCTCGAATTCATCGACTGTGACAATGGCCGGCTCGGCCAACTGGTGTTCACCGGGTATCAGCATGCTCATGTCACGACCTCGAACGTCTGTTGGCGGTTTTTCCAGGTGCCGGCGAAACGCAACAGCAGCCCGGCGCCGCGCCGGCTGGCGACTATGACCTGCGGCTCGAAATCGCCGATGCCGTTCTGCTCGTTGTAGAACGCCTGCGCGGCATGGCTCTGGGCGAGGATCAGCAGGTCGTCGCCGAGGTTCTGGCCCAGCAGGTCGGGAATCAACGAGCCGTATAAAGGGCGCTTCTGCCGGGTGCCCAACGGCGTGGTCAGGGCACGGGTCGCGCGCTGCACGAACTGCAGCCAGTCATCGACCACGGCACCGGTGTTTCTATCGACTCCAATCATGGGAAGCCTCTTATCAAGGACTGATAACGCGGCCCTGGTGCTCCACCAAGGGGCCGCTGAAGTGAATGCCGGCACTGTCGAGCAAGATGCCCACCGCACCCAGCCGCAGCTCGATCGCCTCGGGCCTCATCGCCAGCCGGGCAGGACCGATGCTCAACTCGACCGCCTCGCGGGAGGCAGTGAGCGCGGTCGGGCCGTTGCTCCAGTTCAAGACATGGCCGGCATCGTCATAACTGCTTTGGGTGCCATCGGCGTATTGGCGGCGGGTCAGCGCGGCCAGGGTCGACACCGGTGGAAAGCGGTCGCAGTTGAGGCCGAACAGCGCCACCGACTGGGCCCCGCCGTCGCCGCCACCGTAGTTGAGCAGCAGGCACTGCTCGCCCACGGAAGGAATGCGCGATTCGCTTTGCGCGCCGGCGCTGGGGTTGAAGAACCTGATTGCCGGCGTCAGCAGCTCTCCGTGGCTGACCTGGCAGGTGTTGCTGGCCGCATCGACCGACTGGCACACGCCAATACGGCAATGGTTTTCCGCGCGCCGGTGCAAGTCATCGAGTTCGGTTTCCATTTCGGCCAGTCGCTCGATGATCGGGCCCAGCTGCATGCGCAGCAGCTCGTCAAACATGGCTCAGCCCTCAAGTGCTTGGTATTGGTCGGGGTCATCGATATTCGAGACTTCCCAGGTGCGGGCGAACTTCGGTATGCCGGTCGGGTCGTCCAGCAATGGCTGGCCGAGGTACAGCGTCTGAGTGAACGACAGCGTCCAGGCGGCGTATTGCTGCTCGCCGCGAATCAGGGTCGAGGGCAGGCCCTCGAGGTTCATGGGCAGGTCGCACTGCGCTGCCGGGAGGCCCCAACGGTTATCCGTAGCCAGATCCTTCAGCACGCTCGCCAGATCGCAGGCCTCGAACCCGGAACGCTCGCTCCCCACAGCCGCCACGGCTTGCAGCGAGATCGTCAGGACATGGGCGATACGCCCTTCCTGGCTGCGCATGCCCGGGGCATCGCGCTCGATCGCCATCAGCACCCAGGCCTGGTCGAGCAGACCATCGAAGTTCTGGTGACTGCCAACCTTGAGACCAAGGCCCGCCCCTCGCAGGGTCTCGGCAATGGCAAAAAACAGCTGCGACGGCTTGTCGATGACTGTGGGCATAGGGGGGCTTCCTGTTCGGATATCAGGGTTGAGATTGCGCTGGGGTGCTGCGGATGTGGTGCGAGCTGGAGGAGCGGTGAACGTCGGTTTGAGCAGGGCTCTGGCTCGCCAGATCGGTGCGCGACATCGCGAAGAGCTGGGTGATGCAACGAATGACTCACGAGACTTTGCTGAGGTCCGGCATCACCTTCGATGGAGACCTCAGCCCTGATTTCGCCGAATCAGGCGTACTTCTCGTTCAGCGCATAAAGAATCGCGCAGGTTTCCACATCCAGTTTCCCGGTGTAGTTCTTCGGCCTGAAGTGCATCTGGAACGCCCGCACCAGCGACTGGAAGAAGTCATCCGTTGCCTGGGCCGGCACGCCATAGCCGTAGGTGGCGAAGGCCTTGAGCACTTCGGCACGCTCGGGCAGCCCGGCAGTGCGGAATTGCTGGACGTATTTCTTCTTGGTCGGCTCGTCGTACCAGGCGCCGATACCGGCCTTGTAGAGTTCTTTCCAGGGCAGCTTGGGGCCCGGATCGGATTTGCGGCCCACCGCGATATCGGAGTGGCCCACCACGTTTTTCGGCGACATGTCCGGATAACGCTGGAGAATATTCAGGGCCAGCTGCTTGAGCGCCTCGACCTGGGAGCGTTCGTAATCCGGGAAGGTGAAGACACCATTGACGTCGGTGGCTTCGTTGACGATCTCGATGCCGATGGAGGTGTCGTTCAAGCCGCTGCGACCGGCCCAGTCACTGACACCGGCATGCCAGGCGCGGTCTGCTTCGGCCACCAGGTTGAAGATTCGTTGTTCCTGGAAACCCGCGGCTTGATAGGTCGGATCCTGCACCGCCGGAATCAGGTAATGGGTGCTCGCCGCGCCGGTGGTCAGGGCCTTGACCGATGCCTCGAAGTTCAGGGCCGTGTAATGCAGCACCAGGAACCGCACCCGCTTGTTGTAGGGCGCAAGGGTGCGATAGCTGTTGTAGTCGATTGGGATCATGGTTTGCCTCTGTTTGAAACGGATGGATGGACGGCGCTGGGCCGTACCTGGCGCCTCCCTGCCGGGAGGGCCGATTGAGCTCGTTCAATACGAGTACGCGTCCTGCGTCAGGCGGGTATCACGGCAGCGTCGACTCAATGAATCGACGATCTGTTTTGGTGGTTATTCAGGAGTCCGAGCGGGGATCCTTGGGCGGCACTTCGCACACACCCAGCCGCTTGGCCGCCCAGCGCTCGTAGAGCCCGATGGCTACATCAGCGCCCGCCATGGCGGTCAGGCAGCCGAAGGCGCCAGCGGTCCAGATCGATACGCCGGCGGCGTACAGCAGCATGATGGTCGAGACCCCGCAGATCACGCAGGCCCCGGAGCGCAGTGCCAGGCGCCGCAGCAACAACCAGCCGCGGGCGCCCTCCTTGTCGGCGCGCCACATTTCGCCGGACACCCCGCCCACCAGGGCGAGGACGATGACAAGCCAGATCGGCATGTCCAGCAACGCTTGTTGCTCGTTTGTCATGTCACGCCTCCTGGGAGCGTTGATGAGTGCAGGGATTGAGGGCAAGACAGCACCGAGTCACCGGCGCTGTCTTCAACCCTGGAAAAGTCCGCTGAACGGGAGTTACAGACGTTCAACAATGACGTTGTCGATAAAGGCAAAGTTGGCGTACGGATTCTGCTCGTTGGAGAACGCCAGGGTCGTTTGCGTGGTAGTGGCGGTGAAGTCGTAGGTCAGGGTGCTCCACTCGATCGCAACGCCTTTGGCGGTCGGCGTATTGAAAGTGGCGGTTTGGCCGGCCACTTTGACCTGTACCACCCCGTCGCCCGAACGACCGGCGAACTTCGAGTTACCGGCACTGAACGTCAGTCGGTACTTGGCGCCAACGACAGTGGCAAAGTTCTGTTGAATGCCCCCGCCGTTGCCATAGACATAGTTCGCCAGGTCAACAATCACCAGGCCATCCGCGGCTACGGAGCCGCCAATCGAAGCCGGCACGTTGAAGTACTCGGCACCGGACAGGAATGTCGTCCAGCCGGTAATGAAGTTGGTTTTTGCCGGGGTATCCAGAATACAGCTACCACTGCAACCGGGCTGTTCAAAGCTGCCGTTGACCAGCAGGTTGGCCGCAACGACATTGGCTGCGGAGCCCAGCAGCACAGCGGCGGCCAGAATGGGAGCGACGTATTTTTTCAAGACTTTCATGTGTTCACCTATGGCTGTGATGGATTGGGTCGTGCTACCGAAGCAGCACTCATGTCGCTCACAGGCGATCGCTCGGGGCTCGCGGCCCTCACATGATTCAGCGTTCCGCATCGGGAGCATTTGATCTGGAGCTCTGCATACTCGCCGATCAGGGCGAGCAGTCTCTTGCAATGTCCACATCGGCAATCTTTCAACATCTGCAATGCCTTGTGATGTTCATCGGATCCTTCCTTTTGCATTGGCCATCCTGGGATGAAGCCTGATGTGCCTGTGCGCTTCAGGTAGGCATTCCAAAAAGCCCGGCAATCCGCCGGGCTTTTCAGAATGCGATCCTTCGCCTTCCTTTCATCCTGTGAACAAAAAGGAAGCTGACTTTTCGGCGCTACTGGCGCGGTACGAGTCTATTCAAATTGTTTTTCCGACCGCGGTCCCTGCCCGCCGGATAACTGTTCACGGTGCTTTACGCTGCACACCCGGGTCAGTTGCCAACCCTCTGAACCGTCGAGGCCGGTTCATCGCTGCCTTTGCTTTTGCCACTAAAGAGCGGTGTCGCTCGCCGCTGTCGGGCGGCTTGGAACGAATAATATGCATGGATGCATATACAGTCAATGCATAAATGCATTTATTTATGCGCAAGAAATGCATAGGCGCATGAAGTCCGCATAAATAAAGGCGTGGAGGGTTTTCCGCGGGCACAAAAAAGCCCGCTCGATGGCGGGCTTTGGCGTTATGGGCTGCGGTTAGCGGGCGTACATGCCCCACCAGAAGACGTGACCGAGGATGACGATCTGCTCTTCCTGCATGTCCTGGAAGCTGTAGTCCTCATCCGGATGTTCGTCGCGGTTGAAGCTGCGCAGGCGAATGCCGGAAGGCAGGCGATAGAGCTGCTTCACCCGCAGTTGGCCGTTGTGGTTGATGGCATACAGGTCGCCGTCGATGATGTCGCCGATACCGCATTTGCCGGCATTGACCCCCACCGTGGCACCGTCGCGCAGCACCGGCAACATGCTGTTGCCGCGTACCGTCACGCATTTGGCCTGGTCGAACTGCACGCCATTGTGCCGCAGGCTGCGCTTGCCGAAGCGCAGACTGGAACGCTCGCTTTCCTCGATGACGAATCTTCCTGATCCCGCAGCCAATTCAACCTCGCGAAGAAAGGGGACCGACACCTCGTCGTCATCGACGGGGGTATCGTCGTCCCACAGACTTATGTCCTTGAGTTCCGAATGCGGATCGGCCGACCGGGCAGAGGCGACTGCCGCGCGCCCGCGCAGTTGATCGGTGCTCACCTGGAAGTACTCGGCGATCCGCGAGATGTGTTTGTCCGATGGATCGACAATCTTGCCGCTGAGGATCCGCGAAAGGGTGGATTGAGGCACGCCGGTACGCCGATGGAGTTCCGTGGGGGAAATGCCATCGCGATCGAGCAGCTCTCTTAAGACGGTAGAAACGTTGCGCTTTTGCATAACGCGCATATTGCGGGTTATTTTCGCCGATGACAAATGCTAAAATGCATATTCATGCATAAAACACCCGAAATCCAGCCGGGTTCATCCCTGCGAAGGTCGGACCGCCCATGGTAACCTTGCGCCCATCGCGAAAAAGCCGGGCCCATGCCCTCTGCTTTTGCCCACCCTTTCAACGAATCAACCTGACGACCCGATGAATAAAGCGCTCACCGATCTGTCCTCCCACACGCCGATGATGCAGCAGTATGGGCTTGAGTAGTGCATACGCCACGTATTACGTGGCTTTCAGAGTTTTCCTGTCTAAAACTCTCATGCCATTTGATGCGGTTTTAAGCCAGCAAAACCGGGATAGGTTGAGCTAGTTTTAGACAGATTTTGGAACTACCTACAGGCACCCATTACAGCAACCAGCTCGCGCTCGTAAGCGATGCGCTGCCGACGCTCTGCCAGCAGCGCCCGCACCTTCAGCTCCAGGCTGTCGACCTTCTTCAGGCCAGCAGTTGCCCAAGGTGGCACCGCCACCTCCTGCGTCCGGCACGGCACCTGCACGGGCACCTCAACTCGCACAGTGCGCACCTCCGCCTCCCGGCCCGCGCATCCCGCCAGCAGCACCACAAACCCCAACAGCAGCAACTTCATAATCCAAGCTCCTGATCGATAATAGCCGTGGCGGCCGCGCACTGGTCGCCACCGGTTCGCTCCTGCAGCAGACGGTTTGCCGCGGCATAGTCGGTCTTGGCTAGCTCCCGGGCGTCGGCCTGGGCCTGGGCGGCGCGCTGCTCCCGCTCCTGACCGGCCAGCACCAGATCGCCGAGCTTCCTGCCCTGCTCCACCACCAGCGCTTCCAGGCTGGCCCGGCCGGCCTTGGTGGTGGCCAGGTCATCCTGGGCGGCGTCGAGCAACGGCCGGTAGTGACCAGCAGCAAGCCAGGCCCCCAGCCCGGCGCCGGAGGCAATCAGCAGGCCGGCCAGCACCAGCCAGCCGATCAGTTTCTGCGCCGGCGTCATCACGGCACGTCCTTGAAGAAGACGTGCTGCCCGATGCGCACCGTTTGCTTGGCCTTCGCCGCCCAGGCCGGGGCCTTGGCCATGGTGGTCGCGTAGTAATGCGTAGCGCCGTCGGTGGGGTCAGGCACTGCGCCGGCGATCACCTGATCAGCAGCACGCAGGGCCTGGGCGAACTGGCCGGCCGGAATCGGCTTGGCGCCGCTGAGGAACGGAAAGTTCGGGTCGTTCTTGTTCCAGCAGCTGAACTGGTACGGCGCCTGGCACACGCCGACATAACCCTCACCCCACCAGGACTTGGTCTTCCCGTCGTTCACGCGGTTGCGGATCGTCCAGGCCACGGCGATCTGGCCGGCCAAACCCTCGCCGCGGGCCTCACCCCACAGCGTGCGTGCGAGGATGTCTCGGTCTTTCTCGGTTGCAGTCATCACTTTTCTCCAGGCAATAAAAAGCCCGCTCAAGGCGGGCGCTTTCGTTCGGTATGGGTCAGGCCATTTCTTCGTCGGCAAACATCGGGGCGGCGATGATTTCAGGGATAGGTGGCTCTACGGGCCAGACCGGCGCGGCCGGCCAGGTCGTCTGGGCGGTGACTTTGCCCAGGGCAAACTTGTAGGCCTTCCAGGTTTTCAGGTTCACAGCCAGGGCGGCCTGCTCGGCGGCGTCCTCTGGCGTGGCTTCGCCGGCCTCGATACCGTAGCCAAGGGTTTCGATCCGATCAGTGATGCGGTCGATCTGCGCCGCGGCCGTGGCGTTTCTTGCAGCCAGCTGCGCCTTAGATTCAGCCAGACGCTCCGCCAGGGCCTCCGCTGCCTTCATTTCTGCGGTGACCAGCTGGGACCAATCAATCTGCCCAACTGATGGTGTCGACGTGTCATCTACAGCCACGGGCTCGCCACCTGGCAGCGGCTCAGGGAATGCAACCTTCCCGTCCGGTACAGCAATCAGGTCTCGCGGAAACATCTGCTCATGGCTGAAGTTCGCAGGGAATGGGAAACGCAGTGTGACCACCAGCTCACTGTCGATCATCTCGACCGGGCCGGGCTTGAACCACATTGAGTCAACAGCTTCACCGGGCAGCGTGTCGCCCGGCTTGATCCTCGAGAAATCGAAAAGAGCCCCGTTGATCGTCAGCGTGTTGCCATCCTTCACCACGTTGTACGGCTCATCGCCGCGCTGTGGACAGAGTTTGATAATCATCAGAACCACCTCCCAACGGCAAAAAGAGTCGCAAGCTTTGCGCCCGCCGCAAGCGGGGTTGCCGATGCAAACCTCACGACCTCCCCCGCAGTGGTCCCGCTTACGCTTGAGCCGAAAAGGAACGTGTCGTCGCGAGCAGTGATGAGCACATTCGGCCGGGCGATGAAGGGAGCCTGGAAACTCCAGGTAATCCATCCAGACACATACACACCCATCTGCGGGGCATCGATCGCTGTGTAGTAGTTCATGGTGATCCAGCAGTGCTGGGTCCCGTCAGCCCAGCGCACGTACCGCCCGTTCACCCCATTTCCAGACTCTATGATCGCGCCGGTGGGAACCCCGCCGCTTTGCGAGACAGGGCCAACAATGTTGCCCTTCTTGTAGTTCACCGCATCAGCCGCGTACAGCTCGTCAAAGTTGGAGTTGATTTTAATGTTGGCACTGCGCGGAGTGTCGCCGCCCACACCGGTGGGCGCTGTACCGAGCTGAATTACCTGCTTAGCCATTCGGCTGCTCCAAAAAAGAAGCCCTCAAAAGGAGGGCTTTGGTAGTAGGGATTTGATTACAGGGGTCGCATCGGTCTTACGGCAAAAGTGGTTCGCCCGTTCTTAGCCGTGCCACCCTCAGAGCTGACCAGCGCCCCGACGTAACCGTTTAGAGTGGAGCGGATGCCGGCGTGAAACCCGCACGGTGTTTCCAGCGTCGAGTTGCCGTTATAGATTTTCCCGCCAATCAGGGTCGACGCCAGGAAGTAATCCGCATAGTCGCCAGTCCACGGCATCTGGCAGCCTGACCAGTAGACCGCGCCCACCTGCTCGCCTCGGTTATCGAGCGACCACCCTTCATTGACCGGAAACCCTCTCATTGAAAGCAGGTTATCCGCGCCTACAAATATCGTCTCTCCAGTCGCGGACCTCAGCCTGATGTCGTATTCACTGGGAGGTCCCACTGAACGGAACGTCGCCACCAGCCACTTACCACTGCAGTCTGAGCTATTGAAAGGCGACATCAGCTGCAGCTGAAAACGAAAGCCGGTCCAGTTTCCTGAGCTACCGAGGTTCTCCAGGGTGTGATACATGCCCTGATTCGTCGGGTTTAAGAACACCATGGGAGGATCGGCTGTGGTGATCGCCGCCGGATAAGTGATGGTTGCTGAAGTGATTGTGAGCGGGGCGCCAGGCGGCTTGCCGATCACGTAGCTGCCACTGGCAGCGACCCCGAGAACCCTGTTCACGCTGTCAATCTGAAAGAAGTTCAGACCGTTGCGCGACCTGAATCCGTAGTCCATGCCTCCCCCTTATTGATAAGTCAGGATGAAAACGTTCAAGGCGATGCCAGCGCCGCGGCGAACCCTGAGCTGGCCGGTAGACCAGAACACAGCAGGGAGCGCCGAGGAGCTGTTCGAGGCGTCCTGAAGCGTGACGCAAACGAACGAAGTCGCAGTGATCTCCGGCATATTGATGAAGCTGGTGAAGTCGCTAGTGATCGGCGGGACCGTGACCTTCACAGTCACGATCGAGCGAATACCCATGGTCGACGTGTTGAGCGTTTCAACGCCGGCGGCATTCCTTGTTCTGGCTCCATAAAACGCCATTACGAAAGCCTCCCCAGGGCAGCACGCTCTGTATGGTTCAGGTCGTAAACGAAGATGCCGTTGTTGTTCAGCAACGTAGAGCCTTCCGCCGACTGGCCGCGCAGCGTCAACGTCCCTGCTGGAATGTTGATTTCCAGCAACGGCAAGCCTTCGCTGTTGAGTGCTGCTGACCTGAGCGTCATACCGAGCACCAGCTCCTTGATAAAGGCCTGGTTGATAAACGCCTGGTTGATGAAGACCTGGCCGTCCTGAACAACAAACGGCACAGCAAGCGCACCACCGCCCATGCCATTCACAACGGCGAAGCGATCGGCACTCACCAGGAACTGGCTTTGGAATACCCCGTTCTGGTTTTCAATGCCGAGCCCGATGCCCGCGGACACGTAACGCCCTGCAGCATCGATCTGCATCTTCACCGACCACATGGTCGAGGCCTTACCGTTCAGGTCCACCTGGGCCTGGCTCACCTCCTGGATTGCAGCGGTATTCTGGCCCATCTGGACTTGGACGGTATCTACGCGCTTGCCGATGGCCACGTCGCCCTCGATCACCGCCGACTGCACCGACCAGACACCAACGAAGCTTTCCGTCGAGCCGGCCAGATCTTCGGTGGAACCGGCCATCGGCGGGTTCACCTGGGCAAACACGCCGTCGACCTTTTCCGAAATCGCTGACACTTCACCCGAAACCACTTGGATGCGGTTGTTGACCGACCCAGGAAGGTCGGCCGGGCCGTCGATCAGGTTGATTCGCTCGCCCAGGTGCTGGCCGAGGGCAGATTCGCCGATCTGGCCGGCGAAGTACTCCTCGTATTCTGACTGGTCAGAACTGGCCTGGCCGTTGACACCAATCCCGGTCGGGTACCACGGGCCGACGTTGCCGGTGCGGTCGACCAGGCGAGCCCAGAAGAAGAACGAGGCACCCGCCAGGATGCCCTGCATTTCGTGCCGGGCCTGCGGATAGGCGAAGTCGCCCAGCTTGATCGCGTCAGCAAGTGACGTGGTCTTGCTGTACCAGATCTCGGTGCGCTGGGTGTCCTCGGCGCCCGCGGGAAAGCCCCAATCCAGGCGGATGCCGTAGACAAGGCTCGTCGGTGTCAGGAACGACACCGACGGCGGCAGGCCTTCCTTGCCGTTGAGCTGGGTCAGGTTGGACGCCTTCCAGATCGACGAGATATCGAAGGCGCTCACCGCCCGCACCCGCGCCAGGTAGGCGCCAGCGTAGATGCCAACAACATCGACCGAGGCTGTACCGGTGCGCTGCAGGCGGATCCAGTTGCCGCTGTCCTTGCGCCACTCAACGTCATACGCCACTGCCCCCTCCACCGCTGGCCATGCAATGGTCATGGTGCTGACCGCCAGGCCCTGGTCAACGGCGTAGCCGGAGGTCAGAGTTACGCTCGCCGGCGGCGGCACGGTAGTCACCGGGATGACGCTGATTGGCCGCTCCTCAAGCTTGGCGCCGGTGTCGATCGCGGCGAACTTGCTCGGGTTGAACTCCAAGGCGGTGAACTCGTACTCGCCCTCGGTCGTGCGCACGCGCTTTAGGACGCGGAACAGCTGGATGGCCAGGTCTTCGTAGTCGATCGCCCACTGCAGTTCAGGCTCGGGCTGCAGGGCGTAGGTGGTGGTCACAGTCACGGCGCGGCCGCTGACCGACTGCACGGTCCTGCCCTGGGCGGTGCCGTTGGGCAGGTTGATGATCAGGCGATCACCAGCCTTGATTGGCGTGTCCCGGTCAAGAGTAATCACCCGGCCAGCTGCGGCCGAGATGCGACCGCCGTTCGGCCTGCCCGCCACCAGTTCGTCAGCCACGGGGATGACGAAGCCCGGCAGCACATTCGCCCCCTCCATGCCAGTTTTGAACGAGACGGTGCGGTCCTGGCTGTTGCTCAGCAGCGCCCACTTACCGCGGCGCTGGGCTTCACTGGCTCGCGTGCAGCCAATGGCCGAGATCTCGATGGGGCGATCCCGGTACCGGCGCTGTAGCGCTATGTCTGTAACCGGGACCACGTCGGTATCGTAGTTGTTAGCCGGGTTGTCGTAGCTCACCAGCGCGCGGCTGTAGTGCGTGTCGCGGCCGGCGCCGCCGTAAACGAAATCGCCGTCAATGACGTTGGCCCGAGTGAAGACATAGTCAATGTCCTGCGCGCGCGGCATGTCGGCCTGCATGTACAGCGAGCCCTGTGCCCAATAGACCATCCCCCGGTAGATCGCCGAGAGGTCGCGCAGCAGCGTCCAGGCCTCGGCCTTACCCTGCAGGTTCAGGTCGCACAGATAGCGCGGCTCCATGCCGCCCACGCCGTTTGGTACCTGCTGGTCGCAGTACTGGGAGATGCGATACATCTCCCACTTGTCGACCATCCAGGGCTGGATGCGTTTGCCCAGACCGAACCGATCGTTAACGCACAAGCCGTAGGTTGCCCATACCGGATTGTTGGTCCAGGCCTGCTTGAACGTACCGTCCCACACGCCAGTGTAGGTGCGGGTCACCGGGTCGTAGTTGCTCGGCACAGGCCAGCGCTGCGCATTGCAGTCCACAGTCACGGCCGGAATGTTCTGGAACTGCTCGGCATCGAACTCGATGTACAGCAGCGCGGTGTTCGGGTAGCGCAGCTTCTGGTCGATGATCTCGGTGTAACCGGCGATGGTCATCGTGTCGGCAATAGTGCCGCTGTTGGCGTTTGGCGTGATGCGGCGAACACGGAAAGCCCAGCCGGATGTGGCCGGCGGAAGGCTTACGGGATCCGAGCGCTGATAGCCGTTGGTGGTCTTGCCGTCCACAGCGCTACGAAGGGACTCTACAAACGCCCCGCCGTCGGTAGAAACGTCGATGGCGTACTCGATCCGGTAGCCATTGGTGTTGCCGCTACTGTCTTGGCTGACCAGCCGCGGCCAGGAAAAGCGCACGCGAAATCTGGATAGCTGGGTATTGCTCAGGGTTCGGGTGAAGGGGTTGTCGCTCCGTAGCTCGACGTTTACCGTCGTCTCGTTCTCGATCGCAGGGATGCCCTGGATGTAGTCCTGTTCGATCGATCCAGGGCGCCACTCCCACTTCACGCCAGGGAAGTTGATGTTCCCGCTCGCGTCCTTGATCGGTGTGTTGTCGAGGTAGATATCACGGTCGGTCGGCGTGCCGTCAAACTCGCCCTCGCCAACTGCCAGCAGGATCTTGGCGATGTTGGTAGACCGCAGGCTGTCGGGGGCCTCGTAGGGAGCCTTGGGCTTCTTCTCGCCACCCTTGGCGCCGTTTACATCTGGCAGGAGTGCTGCGCCCATACTTTCCTCCGGGCAATAAAAAACCGCCAGGAGGCGGTTGGTGATATTTCGTGCTGGGTGCTATGCCTTGTCTTTAGCGTAGATCGATGCGGAGATGATCGCCCCGCCCCAGCGGCGCTTGCCGATACAGATCGGGACGGGGTTGCCGCTGGCGGTTGTGTTCTTTGCGCTCCCGAAAGCGTATGACGGCATGTTCTCCGGCGCTCCGCTCATGGACAGCCCCTTTGCCTGGGGGCTGAGCATCTGAATTACTCCTCCCAACGCCAAAGATGCGCCAAGCGAATGCCCCCAGCCTTGCATGCCAGGAACAAAAGATGAAGCAACAAAAATTACGGCTCCAATGATCGTTTGAAGGAGTCCGGCACGCTTACTACCGGCGACGATAGGAACAATTCGCACTTCGTTGACGCCGTTTCGGTCAAAGTCATTCTCGCCAACATTTTTGCCGTTCCGAAAAATGGCAAATCGCATACCGAGCTGGTCTAGTCGCCTGACCTCTTCGGCAAATCCGGGAAGCGTGGCTCTTAGGGCGGCAAAAACCTCCCTCACACTCCCGCTATCCAGAAAGCGACGATGAAGCCTCCCGAGCCGCCTGGATAAAGGACTGGACAGCTTAATGGTTGTCATTGGTGAGTAATGGACTGCTGTGGACATGACTTTCCTCCAGACAATAAAAAGCCGCCAAGTGGCGGCTGTATTCAATTTGAGCAACTAGAGACAGGATTTCACTGCTTTCTCGATAGCAGTTCGCCCGACTCCGGGCATCCAGGCAACACGCTGATAAAAGACCACCGAGCTGCCACTAGCGGCTTGCTTCACCTCAAGCAATTCATCAGTCATCTGCATCGCGCCAATGACAAGCCGATACCCGTTCTCAGTTTCTGACATAACCGCTTCAGAGCGAGCGTCCTGCCATTTCGGGAAAACACAAACCGCATAATCTCTTGGGGATTTCTTGGTTGTAGCCGTCGTAGTCGGGGCGTTGCTCTTAAGGTCACTTGGCGAGACACACCCCGCCAACATCGCCACCGCCAACGCCCCTACGAAAAATCTCATGCCGGTCACTCCTGTGGAAAGGAGCCAACGATATCACCGAGCCTCGCGATGACGCAGCACCAGGCGCGTTCGGTGGAGCCACGGTCCGCCGAAAACGATGATTTCGCTTGGCCGGCCGTACAGGTGGTGCAGCAGGAAAGGACCAGGGCCAAAAACCTCGGCGGACTCCCCGGGCAGCTGCGGATCGGCACCGAGGTAGATCCCTGCATGGTTCGGGTGCGCGGTGCGGCCCACGGACATGACGATCATGTCGCCACGCCGCGGCTGGTCGACCTGAACGAATCCCGCCGCTTCATAGGCCTGCTCATAGAGGCTCGGCCCGGCCGGGTCTTCCCACCAGCCATCAGCACGCTGGAAGGCTTCAAACTCCACCCCCCACTCGCGCTTGTACCAGTCGGCGCAGACCTGCCAGCAGTCCCAGGCGCCATGCACGAATGGCCGGCCCAGTAGCGGCGTGGCACCAGTTGGCGTGATCGCCCTGAGATCCCCCTCGGGCCAGCTCAGGATGTGCCAGGGAAGCGCCGTGGCCTCACACATTGCCAAGTCACGGGGCGACGGCCGGCTGGTAGCGTCCGGGTGCGAATGCACGATGCCGATCACCTCGCCCAGGTCTTCCGCTTCAGCGTACTGCTCAGGCGCGATGCGGAATTCCTCGGTTGGCTCAGTGGCCACGTTGGTGCACGGGTAGTAGATCTGCTTGCGGTCCACCGCCAGCAGCAGCCCGCAGCACTCGCGCGGGTATTCCGCCGCAGCGTGCTCTTGCACGGCGGCGAGGATGTGTTTGCGCATGATCAGCTCCGGGCAATAAGAGATACGGCGGGGAAGCCGCCGAACGGCAGCGGGTTGCCTACACCGAAGCGCGGCACGCACCCGGTTCCCATACAGCCGTCGCATTCGTCCAGTTCTGGGTTGTCGGTGAGGTTGCCGTCCTTGTCGCGGTACGGTCCTGTGTACCCGCAGTTGGGGCCGCGGTAGCCATTGGTCATGGCCCAGTGACACAACGTGGTCATCTGCCGGCCGATGGTCTCGCCACCTACGTCGCCGGGGCTAGCCAGCTCCCAGGTCACCGTCTGGCCGTTCTCCGACACCTTCTGGTCGATGTACCAGACCTCGATGCTCTCTTGGGTCGGGTCGGCCTCAGGGTTGCCGCCTGGGAAGTTGGCCGCGTCCAGGAACTGGCCGAGCGTGTTACGGATGGTCAACTTGAACTCGAGCAGGTCATCGAAGGCGAGGCACAAGGCAGTGATGCGACCATTGACATTGCCGACCGACAGCGTCGGGCGCACAGCAGTACCGTCCGAGTTCGCCTCGATGCCATCCACCTGCAACGGCCAAGCACCGTATTCATTACCCTGCCACCAGATCGACTTGGCAGGCAGTTGGTCGGCGTTTGGCCCCGCCGCCAGCAGCTCCTCGGGCGTATGCGGGATGGCGTGGCCGTGGAACCGCAGCACATCGGCGCCGAAGTCCGAGCCATCCAGCTCGAACAGCAGCACCTCGGCGCCCGGCTCCAGCTTCTGGATCTGTGAAACTAGGCTCATGGGTGATACGCCCTCTCGAAGGTCAGATTAATAACAACGATGCCGCCGGGGCGGCGCTGCTGCCCAATTGTTTCGCAGCGATACAGGCCCAACTCACCGCCGGGTGGCGTCCACAGGAAGGAGCGGTAGCCGCGGTGGGCGCGGATGAAGTCGACAATGGGCTGCACTTCCTCAGCAACACCACCAAATGACATCGTCCAGGTGTCGGTCTCTGCGTTAATTCCGTCGCCCACCACCTGGACGTAGTTGTCGCCGAATTGCGACTTCCGGGTCTTCAGCGTGCTTTCGCCACTGGCCTCGTCATCAGGCTCCCAAGTGAATGTCTCGATAGCCACCGCTACCTCCCCTTCATGTTTCGAAAACTGGAGCCGCCTGGACGCCAGGAAGCCGCGATTGCACTATCCGCAACACCCTGCATCTGTTGCCGCAGGTTCTGCTCAAGCGCCGCTGTATCGAGCTGCATGCCCTCCGAGCTGCGATCTTCCACAGTGATGCTCATGGGTGCACTGACCTGCACCACTGTCCCGCCGCCCTGGTTGCCACCCACGACCTGCACACCCAGCGAACCATCGGAGCCGCGGGCAAGCGGCATGATCGCCTCCGGCCCTGCCTCGCCGGCGACCCCCAGCTTGCCGCCGGCCATGCCGAATGCCGTTGGCTGGTTGAGCACGCTGTTGGTGAAGGCGCCACCCTTGGCGAACATTTGCACGCCACCGCTCCACGCACCGCCGAGCGCCTGCGGGAAGTAGGCATTGCTGTACCCGGCTTGGGACGCGCCCAGGTTTGACGACGCCGTGCCGCCGAAGTAGTTGCCAGCGGCAGATACCCCCATCCCGATCAAGCTGCTGAGCAGAGAGCTCGCGGCCTGCTGGCTGGCGATCCTGGCCATGTCGCTGATGACGCTGGTGGCGAAGTCCTTGAACTTCATCTTGCCGGTCATGGCGAAGTTCGACAGGGCGGTGCTGGCCGAGTCGAAACCCGCAGACAGCGTGCGGTCCGTCGCGCCTGCGATATCCGCGGCATCGGCCTGGATGTTGGCCCAGGCCCGCTTGGCGCCATTGCGGTAGTCGCGCTGCGCTTGGAGTCTGGCTTCGTGGCCGTCGACCTCCATCTGCAGCTCGCGCGCCTGGTAGTCGGCCAGATCAGCCAGGCGTGTCTCGTAGGCTGACTGGCTCAGCCGGCGAGACACGTCCTCCTGCTGCTCCTCCAGCTGCCGGCGGGCATCGGCGTACTTCTGCCGCACGACGTTCAGGCGGTCGGCCTGCTCGCGCTGATCGTCGCCCATGCCTACACCGGCCACATCCGCATTAATCGCGTCCTGCCGGGTCTGCAGCACGACCTCCATCGCCTTGCGGTAGGCCTCAGCACTGTTGCGGCGCTGCTCGGCCAGCTTGCGCTCCTCCTCGGCGCGTTTTTGCAGGACCGGATCGGCATAGGCCTGGTTGAGGTTCTTGATGCCGAGCTCCATCTCGGCAGCGGTAATCCTTCCCTCCGCCTGGGCCTTGCGCAGACCCTTCACGCCTTCGGCCAGGTCCTCGAGGCGCTTCTTCTCGGGAAGCGCCCTGTCGATGATGGCGTCCAGCGCCTTGACCTCATCCTTGAGCGCCTTGGTCCTGTCCTTGCTGCCGTCGGTGGCGTCCTTGTTGGCCTTCTTCTGCGATTCGATCGCGTTGGCAGCAGACAGGATCGCTTGCCGGTCGGTCTCGCTGAGGCTGGCATTTTCCGCAATGTGCCGGTTGGCAATCTTGATCGCGTCGCCGTTGTCCTGCAGGCCTGCCAACTGCTTCTGCAGGGTGTCCAGGTACGACTGGCCTGCGGTGGTCATGCCGGCCTTCGCGGCATTGTTCGACTGCGTCGAGGCGGTGTTTTCGTTTGTGACCCCCGTCAGCACGCGCAGGGTTTCAGCGATCATCACAGAACGCTGGTCGGCATCGCTGACCGCGCCGGCCTGGGTGATCCACTGTTGCACTGTGCTGGACGGCAGGTTCAGGCGATCGCCCACTTCACGAAGTACTGGCGATAAGTCAGAGCCGGTCGCCCTGGCTTCTTTCAGCTTGTCGACCACCTCTTGGAAAGCACGCAGCTGCTGGCCGTACTGACCACCAGAATCTCTTGCTGGAGCAGTGACCACCGCCTGCCGGATTGACTGGGCCAGGTCGCCGTAGGCGTCCTTCACCTTGTCGGTGGCATTGATCTGCTCCTGCTGCCACTTCACCAGAGAGGCTTCGCGCTGGTCGCGGTTCAGCTTGGCGAACTCTTCCCGCAGCTGAGCAACCGGCTTCTGCAGGTCCTCGATGCTGACGCTGGCCTTGTCGGCGTTGTCGCCCAGAAGCAGGAAGCTGGCCGCCGCCGTACCGGCGAGCAAGGCAAGCCCCATCGGACCGCCTAGGGCGGCCAACAAACCGCCAGTCGCAATGCGCGTCAGGTTTCCCTGAGCAATCGCGAGGGCGTCCGTGGAAGCCTTGAGCGCCGCCTGCTTGGGGATAAGCTGCGTCTGCACCAGCGACAGGCGCTGCATGCCGGTGGCGGCAGCCACCGAGGCTTGGGCTTGCTGCAGCTGCGCCTGTGCGTAGATGCGCTGGGCGTCCGCGGCGCGCAGTGCAGCGCGGGCGTTCTCGACCTCGGCGGCACGTTGGACCAGCGCGGCTTTCAGGGCCAGGCCAGCCTTCGCAACGTAGTTGGTCAGGGCAGCAGCGCCCACGCTCCCCATGGCGACAGCGACCAGGTTGACGTTATCCGCCAGGGCGAGCAGGACTTTCGACAGGCCGCCCACGATGCCGGTGCGTTCTTCCATGTTGCCGAGGAAGGTGCTGATGGCGTTGTTGATGTTGACCATGGCGTCTTGGACGCTGGTCGACATGTCGGCGGCTGCCTTGCGGTTGACCTCGACAGTACGCAGCAGGCCGGTGTTGAGGTCATCAAGCGACAGCTTGCCCTCGACGCCGAACTTGCGGATTTCCTTCGCGCTCTTGCCGGTCGCGCTGGCGATCGCATCGACAATGGTCGGCATGGCCGTCTGGATGGAGATCCACCCGTCAGCCTCGACCTTGCCTGTCTGCAACGCCTTGGAATAGGCGTCCAGCGCCGAGCCTGCCTTGTCGGCCGTGGCGGCGTTGGTCACCAGCAGAAAGCTGAAGCTGTCGGTGATCTCCAGTGCCTGCTGGGTGTTGAAGCCCAAGGTCTTCATCACGTCCGCGGTGCGGATGTAAAGCTCCTGGGCCTCGGCCAGAGGCCGGTAGGTCTCCTGGGCAGTACGCAGCAGGTGCTCCTGCACCACCTGATACTCGGCGGTACTCCCTGCGGCGGCCTTCATCCGGTCGGCCATCTGCCCGTAGGCATCGACCTGCTTGATGATTCCGCCAATCACGCCGGCACCGGCTACCGCTGCCAGGGCGCCACGGATCAACGTGCCCGCGCCTTGTGCCGCAGCCCCAGCCCTGTCGAAGGCCGTGTCCACGGTCGCCAGGTTGCGGTCGATCGCCTGGCTGCTACGCGCAACCACCTGATCGGCGCTCGCCAGCTCGCGGCGCAGCTGGGCGGTTGTCGCCTCGATCTGAACCAGCATCCCCTGGACTTGTTGATCGGCCATGCCTTTCTCCACGCATAAAAAAACCGCCTGGGCGGTTGATGGTCACTCTTTCGGTCGCCCTCGCAGGAAGGCCTTCAGCTTGTCCGCAACGCTTTCGCGCTTCTGGGGTGCGGCCTGTGGTACTGCCTGCCCGCGCCCCGTCCAGTCGAGGCGCGCATCGAGCGCCAACATGATCTGCGGAACCGGCGTGCGCCATGCGGTTTCAGGCGGCCAGCCAAGCCAGCCAGTCGCCACGCCGAACAGATAGTCGACGTAGCTGCCGTTCCTTACTGCGCTGTGCTGTCCGCCTCGGGCTTTCCCCGGGCGACGATACTCGGCGGCACCGGGTTGAGCAGCACAGTGAGGTAATCGGTCAGCTCGGCTGAGACCTTCGCTACGCCAGTCTGAAACACGCCAGTAGCAACCTCGGCGTGCTGATCAGGCTTGAGCCCGGCGCCGGCGACGATGATGTCCGCGCTGGCCGCAATACTCATCAGGCGCATGGATTCCAGCGCCCCGCGCAGGCCGCCAAACCGGGTTTCGATACGCAGCGCCGCTTCTAGGGTGGGCTGCAGGGTGTAGGTTCGTGCACCGACCACCAGGGTGGTGGTGCCATACAGGGCTTCGCTCATGAGGTTCTCTCAACAGAAGATGGGGCCGAAGCCCCATAGATCACGGGGCGGCCGGACCGGCCACGATTTCGAGGATGGCAGTGTTGATGCCGAGCGTGATGTTACGGCGCACCACGTTGTCAGCGGAGCCCGGGGCTACGGTGTTGTTCATCACCTTCACCGAGAAGTAGAACGTGGTCGGCAGAATCGCCGGAGTCGCGCCAGGGTCGCCATCGTTGAGCGTGACCTTGATGTTGTAGTTCCCCTTGGTGCGGTCCTTGTGCGCGGCAGCGACGGCCTTCTGGCCGAGGTCGCCGTTGTCCAGCCCCACGGTCAGGGTCATGTTGCCGGCGTCGGCAGTGCCCTTGTATTTGCGAACACGCCCATCGGCCAGGGAAGTGAAGTTCACCGGGTTGAAGGTGTCGCCGAACTCGCCCAGGTCTTCGATCTCGCCCACATCGACGTAGGTGTCGGCTTTGTACTCGGTTTCGGTGTCGGCACCGGTCTTGCCGCCAATCGCGAGGCGGCATCCGGCGGCTGTGTTGAGGTTGTCTTCGGCCATGGGGGTTCCTCCAAAGGCACATTGGATAAAGCCGCGAGGCGGCCGGTTGGGTTGATCAGTGGGTGGTGATCACGCGGACGGTGATCGATCCCTGGTACGTGATGCCGTCGGCGTCCCGCTGGGCATCAGCCTGTTGCACGCGGACGGACACTGCGCGACCTTCCTCCAGCGGCAAGCGGCGCTCGTCAAGGGCGGCGACCACTTCACCATTGATGCGCTTCACCTCGGCCTGGCCGACGGCGTCTGACCAGACTGACAGGTACAGCAGGCGCTCCTCGCGCTTGCGGCCAGCGATGGGCCGGATGTTGGTCGAGATCTCACGATCGATCGACACATAGGGCTTCGGGGTGTTGATGTCGGCGCCGTCGTGGACTGGACAGCTGACCTCAGCCCGGAGCCGGGCGAACAGCGCCGCTTGCAGCGCCACAGATGGATCAGCCATTGCCTACCCCCTGGCTCGCCTTGCGCAGCGTTCGCCGCACCGCAGCCTCGATATTTGCCATCACATACTCCCTGTTGACTTGCATGGCGGGCCGCAACCATGGATGCGCCGGGCGCGCCGGGATGTCCGGGTGCTTGCCGAAAAAGTTCTGGCCATCGCTCTTGTTCTTGGCCTGGCGATTCCGGTTGCCCGCACGCTTGTTGCCGATATAGCCCTTCGTGCCGTACTCGATGAAGCGCAGGTAGAAGAACTTCCGGTTGTCGCGCTTTCCGCGGATCCCGATCTGGGCATCCAGGCCGCTGGGCGAAACGTAGACCTTGAGCGCTGCGGCCGCTTCGCCGGTGTCCTTCGGGATCAGCTGACGCTGGGTCTCAAGGATGCGGTTCGCCGCCGTCTCCATCGCCGGCTTTAGCTCGTTGTCCATAAACTTGTGGATGTTACGGAGCGTTCGGCGCAATCGGATATCGCCCCGGATACTCGAGCGCCTGGCCATGCCCTACTCCTTGGCCAGGTCTGTCTTGCCTGGCTTGTCGGCCTTGTCGGTGGTAGCAGCGACTTCTACCACCTCAACGGCATAACCGCGGCTGATCAAGCCAGCGCCGTACTCCTTGTCGACGACAAACTCCTCGCCCTTCTCGCGATCGCCAGAGGCGCCGGTGAGGACGCCCAATGCACGAATCTTCATGATTCACCTCATGGGTTGGGGACGCTGGAGCACAGCAGACGCAGCATGTCCCGTTCGTTGTTGAGCAGCGGCGCCTCGACCTTGTAGGTCACGCCGGTGCGCTTGTCGGTCAGCCGCCAGCCAGCGGCGATGTCAGCCCGGGGGCGAATGCGGATCTCCGCGCTGACGACCGCCTCCAGTTGCTCGGCCATCGGCGCGACTCGACCGGTAGGCAGGGTGATTTCCGCCCAGACCTCGCCGGCCGGCACCCACACCTGGTCGTAGCCGCCCGTGTTGTTCTGCACCCGCTCGTACTTGCTCAATCGGCAACGGTGGCGCATCGGTCCTGCTCTCATCAGAAACGCTTCCTGTACCAAAGCAGCCTTTCGACTGCGAGCGGAGTGGCCGAGGAAATCGTCCCGACCACCACGGCCTCGCGGTTTGCGTACCAGTGCCCGACCAGCAGCAGGATGGCCTGCTCGACATCCGGCGTAAGCCCCATCTGTTCGGGCTCCACCGGGTCGGTCTCGACCAGCACCCGGTCGCAATGCATGGCCACGTGAGACTTGGCCGACTCGAGGTAGCCCAGGATGAGCGCGTCCTCCTCATCGTCATCCACCTTCAGGTGGATCTTCACGCGGGCCAGGTCGAGCATTTACTTGTCCTCACCGGCAGCTTTGTCAGCAGCTGCTTTCTCTGCAGCGCCCTTGTCTTCCTTCGGAGCCGCAGGCTTGTTTTCCTTGGGCTTGGCTACCCGAGGCTTGCCATTGGCGTCGACCTCGACGGCCAGGCCCTTGCCGATCAGGGTGTGGGCGTACTCATCATCGGCATCGTCGAACACCACGTTGGCTTTGATCTTGTTCGAGCCGGCGCCCAACAGCGCGCCATTGCCGATGAACCCCCACAGAGTCTTGATTTTCATGCTGCCTCCAGAAACGAAAAGGCCGGCGATGGGCCGGCCTTCAGTGGGTTTGAATTATGGGGCGACTGGGAAGGTGCCCTTGACCAGTGCCTCCTTACGGCGCACGCCGAGGCCCAGGCGCTCCTCGACCAGCAGCGCGCGTTCGTTCTTGATGAACTGATCGTTGATCAGACCCATCTTGAACAGGAACGACATGCGGTCGAATAGCGTGGTGGAGCGGGCGAAGTTCGCCACCAGGAACTCGCCGCCGGTATCAGCGTCGCCTTCGTCCATGCTGTCCGAGGTGATCACTGGACGCCCCCACAGAATTGGGGTTACCAGGCCCTGCAGGTTGGCGAACAAGTAGCGGTTCTCACCGTCCTTCTGAAGCTCGATGTTCATCCAGTCCAGCTCGGTCATCGTCACGCCGTCGGCAGACATTTTCGACTGCTTGCGCACCTGGTAGATCGCACGACGCACCAGGTCGATCGCTGTATCGCCGGCCTTGCTCAGCGCGGCGTTGTAGCTGGTCGCCTGGGTCATCAGGCCGTTCAGGTTCTCGCCGGTGCCGTCGCCCTTGAGGATCTGTGCCTCCTCCTCGAGCTTGAGGTCGTAGCGCAGCAACTGCTGCAGGTACGCGAGCAGCTGTGGCACATCATCCAGCGCTTCGTCGGTCACTGGCATCCAGACTGCGATCTTCTTCACCCGGTCAGTTTCGGTGGTGAAGGTCACGTTACTGGTCGGCTTCAGACCGCCTTCAGCCACCGGCGCAGCGCCGTGGGTGTGTACGTTCTCCCGGAAGTAGGTGTAGTTCTGGCCGGAAACCGGGATCGCAGTCAGAAGGTCGCGGATGCGCAGCTCCTGACGGATGCCTGGCTGAATCACCGGATCGTAGTTCGGCACGACGATACCGGCGCTGGTGACCTTCATCTCCTTCATGCTGGCCATGTCGGACTTGGTCACATCGATCTCAGCGAGAGCGCCGCCCTTCTTCAACGCCTTGTAGCTCTCATCGCCATTGATGAGGTCGATAAAGCTCTTGCCCTCGCCCGGCTGGCCTCGGAGCTTAACGCCCTTCTGCTCCAGATCCTGAACCTGGTCGATGACTCGCTGCAGCTCGCCCTTCTGGTTCTCGATTTGGGACTTCAGGTCAGTGGTGACCTGATTGCCTTTCTCGACCTCGGCAATGGCCGCGTCGTACTTTTTCTGCAGGCCGTCGAAGCCGTTTTTCAGTTGCAGCTCCAGAGAGTCCTTCAGTTCTTTTACTTCGCTCATGGCGATACTCCAAAATGGTGGGTGAACAGGGTGGAAATTTCTTTCAGCTCTTCCACGATCACCGTGGCCTCGCTGCTGCCATCACGGCGCAGCGCGGAGTAGCCGAGCGAAGCGACTGCCGCCGCCTCCTTCTGCGATAAGCCCATGCGTTCGCGCAGGGCGTTCTCGAAAAGCCTGATGTCCGACTTGACGCTGAGGACCTGGGCCTCGGGGTTCATGCCGAACGGTACGAAGGAGGCCTCCCACAGTTCGGCCTCCTTGATGAGGCGAACGCGCCGCCCGGCGCGATCCTCGAAATCTGCCTTAATGGTGTTGAAGCCGATCGACATGCTGTCGAGGATGTCGGCCTTCATCAGTTCGTAGGCGTCGCGGGCATAGCTGACGTTGAGGTTGACCTGGCCCTTCAGCAGGAGGCCGTGGTCATCCTGGGTGTAGTCCGCAGCACCGACCAGGCGGGTTAAGTCGTGGTACAGCGCCAGCTTCAGCTTGCCGCCGCGGGTAGCCTTCACCCGGGTGAAGGCACCAGGGAGGATTACGTCGTCGCCCAGGTCTACGTTGTTGAATACCGCGGCGTAACCCTCGAAGTTGCCAGCGTCATCAACAGACTTGAGCTCAAACGGAACTTCAAGATTCGCCATTTTTTTGCATCTCCCACCGGGTAACCCGGGCGTAGTCGCCGCCTAGCGGCGGGTAGTTTTCCTTTTCGCGTACCTCGTCGATCGACAACCAGCCTGAGCCGCCAGAACCACCCAGGGCAGCCTGGAAGTAGGCGGCGCGGCCGGCGCTGTCGGCTCGCAGCAGCCCCTCGACCACGAACTCCACAAAGCGGACGCCGGAGCCGAACAGCTTGTTGTTGAGCTCGTCTTCAACGGTGTCGATGTAGGGCTTTAGGCCGAAGGTGATGAAACCGGTCAGCTGCTGCTCCAGGTTGGAGCCCATGATTGAGGTCTTGCCGGCGCGGTTGGCCAGCCACAGCGGGACGCCATAGATGCCCGCCAGAGCCTCCTCCTGGAACTGTTGCGACTCGATGAATTGGGCATCTTTCTGGCTAATGCCGGCCGGGACGATCTTGGGGTTGCCCTGCAGGATCGCCATCTTGCCGATGTCGTCGGCATCGGCCTTGCGCACATCTGGGAACTTTTCCATGACCTGGGCCTGTTGGGCTTTGGTCAAGAACTGCTCATAGATGACGTAGCCACCGGTGAAGCCGCCCTTACGCATGAAGCGCGCCGACCACTGCTGACCAGCCTTGGCTAGGCCCATGGTCTCTGCCTGGTGCTCAATCGGGGACAGCCCGACGATGCCATCCAGGCTGAACAGCTTGAAGTGCAGCATGTTCTCCGGCGACACGGGGAACGGGTCCCCTTCTCCAGGGGTGACCAGATAGATCAAGTCGTCATCGGTATCGATCTTCACGGCCCTGCCATCCAGTGGCACAAGGCCTATCGGATCGCCGTGGATGTTGCGCTCAATGAGGGCGAACGCATTACCGCGCAGCGCCATGTTCACGACCACGAACTTGAGGAAGTTCAGCATGGTCATGTAGGGGTTCGGCTTGCGCAGCAGCTTGAGCATCCGGTCGTTGCCGGTTACCAACGCTCGCCCCCCCTGCTTGTCCTCGTACAGCTTCAGCGGCAAGCCACTCAGGGACTCAGAGAGAATCTTGACGCAGGACCAGACCATGCTGATGGACAGGGCCGTCTTGACGGTGACACGCACACCCGCTTTGGTGCGCTTGCCGCCGACCTCCATGTCGACTTCGACATAGTCGCCCGTGGTCGGATCGGTGTAGCCGAAGAACCGCCAGGTGCTGGGGTTGTACCAACGAAATGCCATGGTCAGCCTATAAGTCCAAAGAACCCGTTATCCAGGTAGTCAGCCATTCCGCCCTGAGCCTCTGGGTTGAGAGCCAGGAGCGTTACGGCGTTGAACAGCGCCATCAGCGGGTCGATCTTTGCCGAGCCGCTGGCCTGCTTGGTGATGAGGATTGCGTTGCCGCGAGGCTCAACGCGGGCGTTGCCGCAGCACCACGCCATCATGGGCTGGCCGCCATGCCAAAGGCCGCCCTCGGCAAGCTTCCGCTCCGCTGTCTTGATCGCGCCGCCCAGGGTGTAGCCCTGCTTCACGCCGCCGATCTTCTCGCGGGGGATGCCTCGGGCCTCCAGGGCGTCAAGAATTGCGCCGATGCCGACCGGGTCTAGGCCCACCTGATCGAGAAGGCCGGCCTCCTCTACCTGGGCAACCAGTTCGGCGATCTGGTCCACGTCATCACCGATGCGCTCAACCAGGGTCAGGTGGCCGTCGTTTGCAAAGTCACGGATGCGCGGCGCTTCAGCCTTCCGGCGCTCCAGCACAGACGGATGCGCCCAGGCGTGCGTCCAGGTCAGCCAGCGCCTGGTGTCCCGTTCGCGCCCCACGGCAGCGAAGCCGAGCAAGTCGTCGAGGCCGCCACCGTCGATACCGATGTCTATCACCTCGCAACGCTCAATCAGGTCTTCAAGCGTTCGGCAGTCATCTGAGGCTTGCTGCTCCCAGTAGTCAGCACCAGCCCAGCGGTCCGACAGCAGTGCCAGGCCGATCTCGACATTGAGGTGCTTGGCTAGGAAGCCGCGGAACGACTCTTCACCGTCCATCTGGGCCTGCGCATACCCGCGCTCGATGAACGGCTCGTCTACCGACAGCCCCAAGTTGGGGTTGGTGATGTAGGCATTGGCGAAATCCCGATGCGCCCCGGCGTCAAGCATTGCCTTGGGGAACTCGTAGAGCACCGGCAAGAACGACTTGTCGACGATTTCTCCGTTCCGAACCTTGCGGGCGTACATCAGCTTCTGCCGGAACACCCCAGCCGGCGGCGCATCAGACTGGGTGGTTGCCCAGATGATGAAACCCTCGGGGCGAGAGGCCAGGCCACCAGTGGCTTCCCGCAGCATCGCCTCCGCGTTGGCGCGCTTACCGAACACCCATAGCTCGTCGATGAAGACGCCGATGGCCTTCTTGCCTGATACCGTCTCGCTGTCGGCCGCTACCACCTTCAAGGTGGCGTTGGTCTGGTGATGCGTCACCGTGCGGAGGTGGTCCTGCACCTTCAAGAGAGCGGATAACTCTTCATCGGCCCGCACCATGTCGCGGATCGGGATGTAGGAGTTGTCAGCGATCTCCTTGGTCGGGGCCAGGATGATGAACTCACCGGACGGCCGCCAGTTGAGGATCAGCGCCGTGAGCATGATTCCCGCGGCAATGGTCGACTTACCGTTCTTCTTACTGATCAGCAGCATGAACTCGCTGACCAGGCGCCGCCCCTCATCAGGGTCATAGGCGCCGAAGATGGCGGCCACGAACTGGTTGACCCAGTCGCGAACCGTCTCGCACATCAGCGGGCTACCAGTGGCGTCGACCATTCGCAGTGCGCCGAACACTTCCAGGGCCTCCTCGGCCTCGGTCGGGAACAGCGGGTCGAACGGGATCAAGCTCTGGCGGGCGACGATGCGTTGTTCCCAGTCAGGGCATGCAGTGGTCCACTCCATCATTTCACCGCTCGCAGTGGGCCGCGGCGGGCACCGAACTTACCGGACGCTGCATCGGCAGCCTTCTCTTTCGCCTGCTCCTTCTTCCCGCTCTCCCCTTTCCGAGGGTGCACGAAGGGCATCAGGGCCTTGGCTGCATCGACGCGCAACTTGGCATCCATCTCCAGGTCGTTCACGACCGCGAGCAGGAAGTCCTTCGGGTCCTTGTGAAATAGCGCGCGGGAGAGGTCGAAGCCGGCCGACTCCCACTCACCCTCCAAGCTCTGCGAGGCCTCAGCAGGTTGAGCGGTCGGTGTGTCATCGGCGGGAGCGGAGCCGCCACCTTTAACACTTTCTTTAACATCAGCTTTAACATCGCCGGGCAGTTGGCCGAGCGCCCGCTGCTTGTTCAGCTCGGCGACGACATCGGGATCCTTGGCCAGTCGCGACCCAGCTGCAGACGCTGATTTTTCTGGGCATCCGGCCGCAATGGCTGCGTCTCGATTGGACGCACCTCCCCTGAGCGCAGCGATGAAGGCGCGCTTCTTGGGTGTTAAAGCCATTTAACAAAAATCCTATGAGGGAAAAAAATCTGTGCGTGGGGTCGAGGGCGGTCTAGCTATGTGGGAATCGCTATTATTTGACCCCCCCGGGGTCTGGCGACCGAAAACGCACCAACACGGTGCAAAATCTCATCCAGCGAGCCCTGACGCCTCCTCGGCCTGCTTGACCCTGCGACTCGGTGGTCCTGACCGTCCCTTTCGAGGCGAGAACACATCCTCAAGTCTCCAACCAGCATCCAGTCGGAACTCGATTGCTGTGCGGGACAGGTTGAGGTGCCTGCTCCACTCGCTCAGGCACATCGTCATGCCGTGGGCCGTGTAGCGTCTGGCTGACTTGAGTTGATGGGTCTTCGTCATCTTGGGTATGCCGCGCTTCTGATTGCAGCGTGGGCAGCTGGCCACTAGGTTGTCTGGGCGATTGTCATCGGTGCAGTCGTTCAGGTGATCGACGTGCATGTCATCCCAGGTGACAACGCATGAGCACCAATGGCAGTTGAACGGTCCATCACCGTGGTGAGCGTGATAGACGATGCGGTGTTCATACACTCGACTGCTCACACGACGCAGCGGATGATCGGGCGAGTGGGCCAACTTGTAGCCGTAGGCATTCGTCAGAGCTCCAGGCTTGACCCTGCTGATCTTGTCAGTGGTACCGGTTCGACGGTGGCGCGTGTAGTGCTTTTCGCACATGCGCGCTCCCTTTCGATTGGCCACGGCAAAGCAGCCAGGTACACAGCACTGAGCTGCCTGGTTCGCATGGGACATGTTGGACCTCTAACGGTGAAGGGCTTGGTTCTCTTCTTTCTGTTTGACCGAGGAGTGACAGTGAACACAGAGAGAAACCCAGAGGCTCTGGTCCCAGAAGACCTCCATGTCCCCGCGGTGCGGGACGCTATGGTCAACCACCGATGCCGCTGTTACTCGGCCCTCTCTTTGGCAGTACACGCACAGAGGGTTATCACGAAGATGAACCTCCCGCGCCTTCTGCCACTTGTAGCCGTAGCCGCGCTGGGTGCTGGTCTTGTCGCTTCTCCAACTGCCTGGGGTGATGACCTTGAGGCGAGAGCCTGCGCTCTCCTTCACCCGAGATCCGAGCGTCTTCAGTCGCACCATTACCAGCCTCCGGTCATCTTGGCGCCCAGCGCTACACCGAGCAGGAACACGGCCGCCACCAGCATCGAGCCGACACTCGGGGCTAGTGATGCATTCGGCGTGCGCATGGGCGGTGGTGCTGGTGGCAACAATTTGTTCATGGCCGTCACTCGTCCAGGGACAGCCTGATGGTGGCCAGGATCACGCCAAGCGCAGCAGACTGGGACGCCTTGGCGATCTCGATCACCTGGGCCTCTACCCGCGCCACTTCAGCCTGCTCCTCGGCGGCCATCTCAGTGACCGCACCCTTGATCTGGTAGTACTCAGCCTTGGTGCTGCTCATTACGCAATCTCCACTGTCGCGCCACCATCGACCAGCAGCAGGCGGGCGCCGGCATGATCAGCAGCAGACTGGAGTTCGGCGCGCTGCTTTTCCCGCTGCACATCTGTCAGGAGGTGTGGAAAAGTCACTATCAGCAGCCTGCCAGGCTTGACGCGCGGGGCGTCGAGTGTTGGCTCTATACGCATCTGGGTAACCGACGCGCTCGCAATACAGCGCTCGCATCGACCGCACCCGGAGCCAAGCGCCATAGCACCCCTGCAAACCGGGTTCGAGTAACCACTGCTCATGCCTTTCTCCTTTGCCGCGTGTCGCGACACAAATTGTTGATTCGCGAAACGTGTCGCGACCTACGCTGCAAGCTGCAGCTGCTTGTTGAACAGCTCGCGGATCTCGCCAAGCCTGGTCATCACCAGCGGCTCGCCCTTCAGGTGAATCAGGTGGGCCAGCTGGTGGACGATCCCCTCATCCGACAGGACAACGCTCGACGGCAGCTCCTTGAACCAGCACACGAACACAGCGAAGTGCAGCGCCGCGGGCAGCTCCTTCAGGAAGCGCTTGTCGGTCATCCCGGCAAAGCGGGCGTGTTCCTCGCGCAGCTCCTGGTAGCTCGCCGAGTACTCTCGACCACCGATGACGTAGTCCATGGCTCAGTCCATTCGCAGGATGCGGGCGACGTTTCCCCGGGCGCGGTACACCAGCACCACCAGGACAATCAGCACCATCAGCAGGAACGGCGAAACCGTCGGCGCAGGCTGGGCCAACAGTGCGGACAGCGTGATTTGCAGTGATTCGCAGCCAGTACCTACGGCCAGCAGGTAAGCCAGCCAGGACACGCCGGCACGGTAGCGGGCACCATCACGGCGGTAGACGGCAATGCGGAAGCAGATCGCGCCACACAGCGCGCCCGCTATCAAAGTCCAAGGATCAACCATTTGGGCGACCTCCACGAAGATCGAGGAGCCATTGCAGCCAGCCGGGGATTTTTCCACCACCGACCCACTCCAGCAGGCTGATACCGATTGCGACACAGAACATGGCGCCGAAGAAGGCGGCCAGGCCGGAAGCCTTCGCAATCTCCCGGCCCATCACTTCGATAGCGACGTAGTAGCCGGCCACCCAGGAAGCGATGAAGTAGCCGAGCCGTGCCCAGGCAGTAAGCTCTTTCGCGAACACCACGAAGAACATGGCGCCGGCGAAAGCGCCGACAACTGCATTCACATCTACACCAGGGATCAGGCTCGCGGTGGTCATGCCCACAACGGCCGTACCCGCCATCACGCCGGCGCTCGGTTCGGCCATTGGTTTTGCTCCATTTTCAATTGTTGGGGGTGATCAGCCGCGGTACAGCATGCCGCCCTGCTTGAGCTCGGCGCGGAGAACATCGTGGATCTGGGCGGCGAGATCCTTGCCGAGTGATGTTTCGCTGATCGTGCTGGCCATGGCGTCGAGCATTGAGGTCACGCCGCCAGCCTTCAGCGCATCACCAGGCTGCGGGGCATTCTCGGCAGAGTTATTGATTGCCAAGCGGCCAGCGTCCACCAGGAACTGGGATTCGATTCCGAGCCCAAGGCCAGAGGCGACATATTTCCCGTCAGCCGTGGCTTCCATTTTCACGGACCACATATCGGACAGCCTGTCGGTGCCCGGAGCAATCACCCCCGAACCATTCTCAGGGCCGTCGCCGGTGTAGCCGCCAGAGAAAAAGCCGCCCTGCCGGATCGGCTCTGCAAGCCCGGCTACGATCTTCGCGTTGGTGATCGATGCGCGCTCTACTTCGGCCTCGCTGATGTAGGTCACGCCATCGACCACGATGAAGGGCTTTGGCTGATCACTGGCCGAACCGTTCTCTGGCTCAGGCGCATCGAGCCTGCCCAGGATTACCGGGGTAGCCATGCCGTACAGCTCGAGGCGATCCTTGCTCAACCGCCAGCCAGATACACCTTCAACGAAGTCAGGACTCTGCATTGCTGTGCTCCAGAAACAGAAAACCCCGCTCGATGGCGGGGTCTTGGAATTGATGCTTGGTGACGGAGTTGAACCGCCGACCTCTCAGCACGTACACCGGTGCATCAGCACCAGGCCGAGCGCTCTAACCAACTGAGCTACCCAAGCGATAGGCATAAAAAAGCCCGACTCAATGGCCGGGCTTTCTCTTTGGTGTCGTGCTTGAAAAGCTGAACACCGTGCCATGAAATCAAGGCTATTCCGCGCGTGCAACTATTTTTTACGCTGCCTCACGAAATCGCTCAAGCGCGCAATCAATCCAGCCTACGCCAGTCTTGATCAGTTGCCTGGCGCTAGCCTCGCTCATGTCGTGCTTGGTCCCAATGCGCTTGGCTGGCCACTTCGCTGCGTAGTAGAGCCAGACGAAGTCCCCCATTTGCGGATCTCGCTTGCACAGCCGTGCAACAGCCCCATCCACCACCGCTGCAAGTTCGTCGGTAATGACGTAGGACTTGCTTGATGACGGGGTCACGTCACGCATGATCGCCCAGGCAGGCGAAACGTAGCTTGGAACCCCCATCCCATCCAGGCGCCAGAACCCCCACTGCTCAAGCATGTACTCAGTGTCGCCCAGCGGCAAACGTGCCGGCTTTCTCGTATTCATGCCGCTTTCCTCGGTTTCGGTCCATCCATGCCGAACAACTCCCGGAGCAGCTTGTCGGCGATCTTGTTCTTGGCGTTGCCCTCGGCGATCCAGTTCTTGGCGAACTGCTCAAAGCCGACACTTGCCCGGGAACCGTGCCAGTCGGCCACGATATCCATGAGCGCCGCCGAGCCAATGCGGCCATTGGTCTGTTCCAGCAGCATGCGGTTTCCGACCTTGAGGAACTTGCGCTCCACCTCGGTCAGGTTCTTGCGCGGCAGTGCCGCGGTTACGTAGTTCATCGAGCGGCACTCCATAATGATTTTGAAACCTCGCGTATGGTTGTTTTCGGAATAGGCCCGAAGCCCTTTCCGGATACGGCCTGTAGGCGATTCTGTGAATCTCCGAATCTAACGCCGGTCAATGTGCGCGCCGGGTAGTTCAGGCCCCGATCTAACACCCTGGTGGTCATCACGACGGGGTTATGCATGATCCTTTCTCCCCTTGTAGGTGTTGGCGAAGGGGCGATTCATTTCGACCTCCTCGTCACTGAAGGCGTGGTACCCGACCAGATCGACAAAGCGGGCGTACTGGCCCTGTCGCTGCACTCGGCAGAACCCCACCGGAGCCTGTCGGCCTTTGTCGAGAATGATCTCGGTGACGCCGTTCTGGCCGGCCTCGGATTCAGGGTCGTGATGCACCAGTAACACCGCATCGGCGTCCTGCTCGATCTGGCCGGAGTCACGCAGGTCACTGGCCTGAGGCTTCTTGCCGACCCTGCTGGTGGGATTCCGGTTCAGTTGCGCCAGCACCAGGATCGGGATACCGAGCTCCTTGCTGAGGTTCTTCAGGGCGGTCGAGATCTTGCCGACTGCATCCGTCCGGTTGAAGGCACCGCCGTCGCTGCCCACCAGCCCCACGTAGTCGACCATCATGATGCTCAGGTTGTGGTCGCGCTTGACCTCGCGGGCGATGCTGCGAATCTGTCGCATGCCCAGGCCCGGGGTATCGTTGATGTAGATCTCGGCCTGCTTTATCTTGCCGACCGCAACGCCGACCCGACTCCACTCCTCGGCGTCAAGATCCTTGGCGTTCTCCATCCGGCGCAGGTCAACCCCGCCCAAGGATGCGATGCTACGGACGCAAAGCTCTTCCTCGGCCATTTCCAGGCTGAAGATCAGGCCAGTGCCACCGCCGGCGACCGTCACGCTCTGCATGATCTGCAAGGCCAGCATCGTCTTGCCGCTGCCAGGGCGCCCACCGATCACGACCATGGTTTTCGGGCGTAGGTATCCGATCAGCTTGTCCAGGTCCACCAGACCGGTCGACAGCTTGGGCGGTGCTCGATCGTTTACAGCGTCGTCCATGGCATCGAGCACCTTCGGTACCACGTCGCTCAGCCGCTTGTAGTTGGCGCCAGCATCCTGCAGGTCTCGAAGGTCGGCCAGGGCCTGCTGGGCGGTGGCGATAATCTCGTCCGCCGGCAGATCATCCGCGACACCTTCGTGCGTGATCCGCCCCACGTCGATGATCTGGCGGATCACGGCCCACTTCTTGACCTGCTGGGCGTAGGCCCTCCAGTTGGCAGTGCTGGGCACGTTATTGGTGATTTCGGCGGCATAGGCCATGGTGGTCTCGCCACTCGGCAGCAGTCGCTGGACCACGCCCACCGTTACCGGGTCGACCGGCATATCCCGAGCCAGGCAATCACCGATCGCATCGAACAGCGCGGCGTTATCCAGGTGGTAGAAGTCCGCCGAGGTCATTTGCGAAACAATGTCCTGCGCCAGCGCGGCGTCGCCATCGAGCGAAGCCAGCAGGATTGCCCCCAACACACCCTGCTCAGCCTCAGGAAGGTACAGCTCGCGGAACTGGTTCATGCTGCACCTCGCGCAGAGGCCCAGGTGAAGCCGGCCAGCAGGGAACCGTTCTCCCGCAGGCGATCCAGGGCACGCTCGCCGATGTACTGCTCCAGCGCCTTGGGGTTCAGGTTGGAGATCACCACCGTGGGCCTGATCAGGTTGTACCGACGGTCGATCACCTCATGCAGCATGGCCAGCTCGAAAGCCGTCCCGGCCTGGGCGCCCACCTCGTCGATGATCAGCAGGTCGAAACCGGCCAGCTCGGCCAGCACGTCGCGATCGGTGTATCCGGCGCCGCGCTCCATGGCGCCCTTGAACACCCGGATGATCTCCGCGGCCGACGTGATCACCGCTACGGCTTTATGCTGGCGGATCACCTGCTGGGCGATGCTGCAGGCCAGATGGGTCTTACCGTTGCCGACATTGCCGGTCAGCAGCAGGTTGCGCCCAGCCTCGAAGTGCTCGCCGAAGTTATCCGCGTAGCTCTGGCACTTGTGCAGCGCCTGCACCTTGGCGGTCTCGGCATTGGTGATGAAGTTGTCGAACGAGCGATCAGCAAAGCGCGGGGTGATGCCCGAGCCGATCAGCAGCAGGTTCAGGCCCTCAGCGCGCAGCAGTGCCTTTGCCTGGGCGCGCCGCTCGCTATCGACTGGCGAGGTATGCAGCGCCTCCCACCGGCACCGCGGGCAGCCCTGGGAAACCCAGGTGCCGTCGAACTGCTCGACCTCCGAGCACTCAACGCGGTCATGATCCGGAACCGGGCAGACCATCGACACGGTGCGGACGGCCGGCAGGCGGTAGAAATTAGAATGCGGGGCCATTGGGCGTCTCCTGGTACATGTCGGGTGTGTGGTTCGGCAGGTTGGTGAAGGCGGAAGGTTTGCCGTTCTTGGCGCCAGCACCTGGCAGCACTTTTTCCGGGAAAATCCCTGTCCAGCCGTTGGATATCGACGTGGCCAGCACCTTGTCCGGATCGCAATGGCCCTTTAGCGCCTCGGCCTGCTGCTCGCAGCTCTTGGCGGTGAGTGGCTTGCGGATCTCCTTGCGGTGCTGGCACCAATCAGCCCAGGCTTTGGGTGACACGTTTTCCGGCCGGGCTGTCTGCGGATCAAACTTCGAAGCCTTCTTCTTCGACGCCGAGGGAGCGTTAGCGACCGTTGGTTCTTTCTCTATTGATTGAGTAATAGAATCCTTTATTAAGTAGTTGTCGGTTTCCCCACAGTTCGGTAAACCCACACTTCGGTTAACCGAATATTCGGAAACCTGTAGGTTCGGTTCGTAGTGGACGATTACACGGCGGCCAAGCACCTTGCCGGTACCCTCCTCGCGCACGACTTCATGGCTAACCAGCCCCAGGTCCTTGAGGCACGCCATGGCCTTCGAATAACGCTCGCGACCAATCGAGAACCTGTCCTGCAGGTGCGACCCGATCACCTTCCAATCGCTGGAGCGGGTCTGTAGGTAAGTCCAGATAGCCAGGGCATCTGGGTTGATAATCATGGCCACAACGTCGTTGCTGACCGAGCTGTAGGGCGCCTGCTTGGCATAGAAGATCGTCGGCGTGGCCTTTTCCACATTGACTGCATTGCTCACAGTTGCCCCCTCCGAGCCCGCTCGATGTAACCTGGGCTATGCAGGTTCTGTTCAAACCAGAGCGGCTGCTGCGAACTCATACAGCCCGGCTCCAACGCCTCTTTCGATTCATCCGAAAGCCACTCGGAAAGCAACTCGCCATCCCCGGAAATGGTGCGAATAATGTCGGCCAGCGGCCCCCGGAAGAACTCCCGATTGTCAGAAACGCGCCGATCAGCCAGCGCGGTATGTACCAGTTGCTCCCAGGCTAGAGCGTTGTCATGTTCACCATAAAAGAGCACCTGATACTCAGCAGGAACGCCAGTTCCGCGGGACAACTCAATGGCGCGGCGTCGAGGTGAGTAGGCCGTCATGCCGACTTTGTAGACCCCAGGCATCGCCTCGCTGCCCATGATGTAGATGAACCCGTATGTGCTGCTCATAGCTCAAGCTCCCGGCACACACGGCTGATGAAGTCGTCGTAGCTCTCGGCCATGGCGAACCTCTGGGTTTCCAGCGACTCGCGGTAGGCCTTGGCCGAACCGTAAAGCACCCACCGCTCGCGCTCGGGCAGATCCTTGAACTGGGCATAGCTCGGCCAGGGTCCGGTCACGATCGTGGCTGTACGGGCCTCCTGGGGGGGGGCATGAGGCGATGTGGTCTTGCCGAACACCTCGGCAAGGGCGAGCAGCACCCGCGGTCTTGGCCTGGAAATCCCCAGCTCGTAACGGCAGATCTGAGACAGAGAAACACCGACCTTTGCCGCGAGCTCGCGCTGGGTTAAACCTGCTTGAGCTCGAGCGATAACGAATGACTCGGCAAAGCTCTTGTTCTCAGGCAGCGCCTTTTCGTGCGGGGCGCTGGGAAGCATCCAGGCCGGCACAAGCCCCTTGATGGTTTGCGCGGTCATTGCGTCACCTCCGGAGCCTTTCCAGTAGCATTGCAGCGCAAGCACGGCTTGAAGCGGTTGCCAGTGTCAGCACTCCAGCCGTCCAGCCGTAGTCGAGACCCGGCGCAGTCGTGGCACTTCCCTGTCTCGACCTCGTAGTCGACCTTGGCCTGGTCATACTCGGCCTTGGTGACGACGCACTTGGTCAGCTCGCAGTCGCGCCAAGTCGCTTGCCCCTTGCGCCTGCCACTCAGCAGCAGCCTAGGGATGCCGCCCTCCACCACGCAGTCGTCGGTGTCGCCGATCATTTCGAATTTGCACCAGCGCCATTCCTGGGGCTGGCCAAGCTTCTTGCGGGCCACCACGTTCAGCCAATTCGGGGGCAGTTCTGGTTCCGGATTCGCGTCGAACAGTTCGGATGGTTGAGTAGTCATTGCAGGGTCTCCCCATGGATATTGGCGCGAGCGACATAGGGCTTCTTTGGCACCTGCACCGTGTCACCAGAGAAGGCCATCAGTGCACGGATAGCCGTTTCCAGGCGGCGCTTGGCGTTGTTCTTCTGCCGCTGAGCCGCGACCAGGCGCTCGTAGGCTGCATTCGTGAAATTAATCACGCCCTCATAGCGCGGATCATCGACACGGATGCCGCGACGGTTGGGTTCTGGCTCGCCGTTAACCTGGAAGTAGCGGAAGTACTCATCGTTCAATTGAGCTCGGCATGCTTTGGCGATGGTCTGGGCCCGATACCACTCAATGGACAGGTAAGCGACACGACCAACGAGCTGGTGATTGGAGGGTTTCTTACTCATGCGAATCTCCATCGGCGCCAAACAGGTCTGCCAGGTCAATTTGGTAAACGTCCATCCACGCGGCAGCGGGCCAGGAACGAACCCAGCCATAACGCGGATCGTGGACTTTGGGCGCTTGCACGCCATTGGCTGCGCACCAGGCCTTGAGCGGTCGAAAGCCTTGCTTGCCGAACTTGCGCTTCGCGACCTTTTCCACGGCGGCAACCGTGGCCTGCTGAAGGCCTCGCCCGAGTTCGTTCTTGAGCTGGCGGACCTGCCGGACGGCATGCGATGCAGTGGCCATAGCCGTCGCTTCACGGCGGGCGCCGATCTGCGCTTTGGTTTCGATGGCGCGGTCTCGCTGTTCGATAGCCAGCTTTTCGGAGCGCTTGGACTCCAACAGGTGTTCCAGGGCCTGGATGTAGTCGCCGGGCAGGGCTGGCACTTGAACCTGCTGCTGGACCTGCTGTTCCAGCTTCTGCCACCGATCAACAAGATCAGCAGTGAACTCCGGGCAGAGTTGGGCAACGACGATGATTGAGTCACGCTTGCCCTGAGCACCCTCGAAGCGATAGACCTGCGTGATGCGTTCGCGGCCCATGGTGTCGACTCCGGGCTCATCCTCAATTTGAGGACGGACAATCACACCACTGCTTGCTAGCGTTTCAATGGTCCGCTTCACGTTGTCGTGACGCTTGCCGACCAGATCAGCGATCTCTTGCGAGGTCATGGTGACGGCATCGCCGCCAGTGAATGGGGTGATGGTCATTGGCTGGCCCCCAGGTCGATTGCTTCCAAGTCCTTCAGCATCTTTCCGGCCCAAGCTTCGGTATTGGTTTCCCATTCATCGCAATGAGCGGCGCCGATGCGTGCCAGCTCGCGAGCGACATCGCCCTCAGGAATCAGCTTCAACACGGCCCTGAACATGACCTTGGCGTCGGTAAATGCTTCTTTTAGGCACTGGAGATCGTCCAATGCCTCATTGGCTACATCCATCAACTTGCGGCTCATCGCGCTACTCCTGCCATGGTGACAAGGTGGTCTGTCGTCTCGCCAGTGAGAGCGGAAAGCCGAGCAAAAACGTCCTTGTGGAGGTGGGCGTAACCTGCGCCTGGAGCGTTGAACGCGAACAGGCCCATCAATGCGCCGATCGTGCGTTGGGCCTGCATCACTCGCTGCTCAGGCTCAATGGTCTGCTCAACACGGCGCAGGAACTCCTCGACCACCTGGGCGACGGACAATTGGCTGAGGCCATTGTTGAATGAGCCATACAGACGGAACGGCTCAAGCCCGGCCTTTGGCTTTCTGGCTGGAATCGGGCGTTTAGATTTGGGGATTGGCCTATTCATAAGGAATCTCCAAATCCGTCGACAGCTCGCACAGGTCGCGGTGAGCCATTTCGGCGATGATCTTGATTGCCGATTGAACTCCCGACTCGCCGCGGTCATCGATTTGAGGCGGGTTATCCATGTCGCCGGGGTCAGCCTTGTAACCGCCGTTGTTGATCAGGATCTCGGACAGGATGCATATCGCCAGTAGCGACTCATCAAGTCGGTTGGCCAGCATGGTAGCGAACTTGGAGGGCTTACCCATGGCGCACCTCGCCTTCGTGTCGCGACACGATTTCAGGTTGGGTGTTTTGTGGCGCGGAAATGGCCTCGCAGTACCGGGCTTCAAGGCTGTCCAGGTTGTCGCTGGTCAGGATGCCAATATCACCGCAGACAGAAGCGCCAAGACCGACAAGATTTTCCGCCGCCGTGTCGAACCCTAATTTCTTGATTGAGATGAACAGCGCCTCCATCTGCCAAAGAGTCTGCTTGCAAGTCTCAAGCTCATTCAGGGCCGCGCGGGCGATTTGCTGCAGGTTCTGAGTGGGGGTGTTCATAGCGCACCACCTTGGCGGTTGCCGAACTCGACTGCACGAACACTTGCGTCAACCAGCGCAGCTGATGCCTGAACCAGAAAACGAATTCCGTAGATTTCGTTTGCGGTCATGCCGCCATCAGTCAGGCGAACCATGATCTCCAGTGCCGACGAAGCGAGCATTGAGGAGAGTTCAAGCGCCTCTTTCGCCCCCTGACCAGGGAGCACTTGGAGCAGCGAAGAATCGGTATACCCGGCGTTAAGTTGGTGGAATGGGGTGGCCTCAGTAAGCAGCGCCTCTTGCGCTGCTGATGGGGTGGTGCTACTTTTGGTTCGCATATTGTTTTGTCCTTCGGAAGACAAAGTGATGCCAAAGCCACCTGCTCGACACAGGTGACTGCTTAAGAAGCCAGCCTCGACAGCTGGCTTTTTTGTTGCCCGGAGAAAAGTCAGCCGGACAGCAAAAATCCTGGGGATTGGGGGTTCATGGGGAGGCCTGCGCAGCACTGGATGGATCACCAGCACCGCCAGTGGACTGACCGGTCGCCGAGATTGGGCGTATCGTTTCGGTCAGGGTTGGCGAGGGCTCTGGGTAAAGATCAGGACGGAGTTCATGACGAGAAACGCCAGTGACAGATTCAATCTTTACAACGTGACGCGCAGGAATCCCTCGCGCCTTCCAGTGGGAGACACACATGGGGCTGGCGCCAATAGCATTGGCAAGCGCGACTCCTGAGCCAGCTACGGCAATTGCGCGCTCCAGTGGGGACGAGGCCATATAAACACCGCAGTCAGTAGATAAACGTAAATCAACAATACGTTTATTTAATAAACACTGCAAGCCCGGTAAACTTTCTGTTTATGACTACTACGCACTCAGGCTATCGCCTCAAAGAAGAGCTCCACGCCCAAGGTATTGCACCGGCAGACTTCGCAAAATCTATGGACGTCAGTGCTCAGACCCTTAACAACTGGTTCGTCAGAGGCGTTCCTGGGCGGATGCTTGTCCCTGTTGCCAACAGACTCAGAATCGGTGTCTCCTGGCTGAACAATGAGAATGGACCTCGACATACGTTCGCTAGGGGGGGCGGCGAACCTAGTGCACCGCACATGAGCCTATGGGACGAACAAACGCCACTCGACGATGATGAAGTTGAGGTCCAATTTCTTCGTGAAGTGGAGCTTGCTGCGGGATCTGGAAGGTTTGTAATCCAGGAGGACGAGGGTGAAAGCCTTCGCTTTCGGAAGAGGAATCTTCGCGACAATAGGGTGCAGTTCGACCAGGCAAAATGCGTGACGGTGCGCGGCAACAGCATGCTGCCGGTGCTGCGCGACGGAGCCACGGTGGGGGTCGATCTTGGGAAGACAGGCCTGAGTGACATCATCGATGGCGACCTGTATGCCATCAACCACAACGGCCAGTTGCGAGTGAAGCAGCTCTATCGCCTGCCTTCCGGCATTCGTCTGCGCAGTTTCAATCGTGATGAACATCCGGACGAAGACTACAGCTTCCAGGAAATGCAGGAAGAACAGATTGCCATCCTTGGCCATGTGTTCTGGTGGGGCATGTATGCCCGGTAGTGCGGGCGCTTTTCCTCTCTTAGGCAGCACCCGCCAGAAGTGACTCATACGGTATGCGCAAGCCGTCATGCAGACGCTTGATCATCGCCAAGCTCAGGCCCCGCTTACCGCTCAAAACTTCTGATACTCGACCGCTCGGACCGATGTACTGCTCAAGGTCTCTGGGGGTCAATCCCTGTTGATCCATGCGAAACTTGATCGCTTCGATCGGGTTGGCAGCCTGGATCGGGTAATGCTTGTTCTCGTACACCTCGATCAGGGTCACAAGCACCTCCATTTCATCAGCTTCCGGCGTTCCTGCCTCTGCCTGGAAGATAGCCTCAAGCCGCTTGAAGGCCGCATGAAGGTCTTCATCGTTATGGATAGGCTTAATATTCATTGATCGTCTCCACGTCTATCTCGTCGTAACGGCGGTGAGTTCCGATGAACTTCACCCAGGCAATGCCTGCTCGATACTGCATCTCGACAACCAGCCTGTACTTGTTGCCACCGATGTTGAACACCACGCGGTTGTTGCCACAAATACTGGCGTTGCCGATCTGGTCTTTCACATCCTGCGGCGTCTTCCAGGCGGCCTTGAGTACGGTGTCATGCCAGCTTTCCAGAGGTGCTTTAGCATCTTCATGGCCCGGCACCTCCCAGAACTTCACCAATGAGCTTTTGGCAATAACCCGCATCCGAACAATTCTCCCGTTTTGGGAGATTCTACCCCTCATGCATGCTTAGAGCAAGCCGTCCCTCGAGGGTGAGAAATCCATAAACAAAAATGTTGATTTGTTTATAAACGTATTGTTTACTTCACTCCATCGCATCCCCTGCATGGAGTCACCAGCATGAACGCAGCAACCTCAATCACCGTCGGCAACTGGACAGGCCATCTTGGCCGCGGCCTGGCTCTGCGTGAGCTGCAGTTTGTGTTGGATGTGGCCATGGGCAGCACGGACAAACAGATTGCTCAGCGCTTCGACATTGAGCCAGGGACAGTCAAAAAGCGTGTCTCCAGCGCCATGTTCAAGTTGGGCGTGAACCGCCGTGCCGCACTAATCGCTGAGGCCATGCGCCGCCAGATCATCGCGCCGTCGATCATGGCACTGATCGCCCTTCTCACGACTCACGCGGTGCTTGGCGATAGCGAAATGCTTCGGGTGCGTCGTGGCGGCGGCGAACGCCGTGTAGAGCTGCGCCTGACAGTTCGCCGCATCGAATCCAGTCAAGTCGCCTAATCCGGAGGCAGCATGAATCTTCAAGTGACCACATTTCGAGGCGAGCCACGGATTGATAGCCGCCTGATCGCCATGGACTTGGGCAACAACCACAAGAGCACGATCGAGCTGATCGAACGGTACGAACCAAAGTTCCAGCGGTTCGGACTTCTTCCGTTTCAAACGGAGGCAGTGAAAACGCCTGAGTCTCGCGGCGTTAAGTATTTGAAGTTCGCTCTCCTCAATGAGGACCAGAGCTATTTCTTGCTCTCGCTCTCACGCAACAGCGAGATCGTCGTCGACCTCAAGGCCGACCTGGTCATGGCTTTCCGGGAGGCGCGCAACAAGGAGACCGTCAGCAATCTCCAGTACCTGCCGCTGTACAAGGAAATGCACGACGAGGTTAAAGCCCTGGCCCTTCGTGCGGAAGAGCGCGGCAGTACCACGCCGGAGCGGATTTTCCATATCAACGCCAACAAGGCGATCAATTCGGCCATGGGTATTGCCAGCGGAGCGCGTGACAGTCTGACCCTGGATCAGCAGATCCTGCTGACAACCTTGCAGGCCGTGTTCCGCAATCAACTCAAGGCGAGCCTGGATGCTGGCGAAGGTCACAAAGAGGCCGCCAAGAAGGCGAAAGATGCAGCGGTTGAGTTTGTGAAGTATGCCGGGACGCTCATAATCGGAAACGCCGCAACGCAGCACTAGTTACAGCACCACCAAGTACCACCGCAACTTCAACTGATTGCCAAGTTATTCGGCGGGCTACCGGCTTGCCTGGAGAAAGTAATGAACAGGATTCAGCGATTCGAGATCAACACTGTCGGGCGAGACTTCGCCGTGGGTGATATTCACGGTCACTTCACTAAGCTGCAGGCGGCTCTGGATGCGGTCCAGTTCGCTCCTACGGTGGACCGGCTGTTCAGTGTCGGTGACCTGGTCGACCGCGGGCCGGAAAGCGAGCAGGTCCTGGAATGGCTTGCGCAGCCCTGGTTTCACGCTGTGCAGGGCAATCACGAAGACATGGCGGTCGGCTACGCAGAGCAGGCGTTACGCGACGATCTGTACATGCACAACGGCGGCGCCTGGCTGATGGCCAAGAATCGAGACGAGAAGGCCGAGTATGCGGTAGTGCTGCGCGAGCTGCCGGTGGCGATTGAGGTGGAAACCGCCGCCGGCCTGGTGGGAATCGTGCATGCCGACTGCCCTTTCCTGTCCTGGTCAACGCTTCGCGATGCGCTATCAGGCCGATTGTCAGGCGTGCGCAACATTGAGGCCTGCTGCCAGTGGTCCCGCTCCCGCATCGCCACCGAGAACCACAAAGGCGTCAGCGGCGTTCGAGCTGTGATAGTTGGCCACACACCCACCCGCCAGCCGGCGGTGCTGGGCAACGTCTACCACATCGACACAGGGGCCTGGATGGGCGGGCACTTCACGTTGATCGACCTGGCCACGCTCCAGTGCCACCCACCGATCAACCCGAAACTTCAATGGGACTGGGAGCCGAAGCCATGAAGCCAATCATCCTTTCGATCCTGCTGCTGGTCGCCGGCCAGGTCAGCGCCGCGGCCTGGGCTCCAGGTGTGCGCGTCATTCATGACCCAAACCGGCAGGTTACCTGCTGGGTTGTCGGCCCTGGCGAAGGCACAGGCATCAGTTGCCTGCCCGACAGCCAGCTCCAGAACCAGCCAACCCTGGCCCCCGGGCAGGATCAGGACCAGCCAACCCCGGCCGCGGTACCGCTCCAGCGCCAGCACAAGGAGACATTCCAGCT